CCCGGAACCGGCAGCGACTCGATAGAAATCGTAGTCGAACCAGCCGCGACGTTAGCGGTCTGACGACCACGCCGACGCTGCACAACCGCGTTCTGAGCATAACCAAGCGAACGGTACAGGTTCTGAGCCGAGAACTCATAGCCCTCGAACGTGGTCGTCATACGGACGTTCGACTTCTGCGAGTCAACCAGCGCCTGCAAAATACCGTTACGCAGTTCAATCGTATCCGACTCAACACCCACGGTCACGTTCTTGACCATGCCGACAGAGTGTGCATCGGGGTTAAGCGAGAACACATCGGTGGACTGAGGGGCCACCATTACCGTGGCGTTACCGATCAGAAACGAAGGATTGTTAACATTTGCCATAGTAATAGTATCCTCTATTTACACTGAATTTCGTTTTATATCCTTGACTTGGTTTCACTTAAATGGCAATGGTCAACTTATGAACCAAGAAACACCAAAAGCAAAAACCAAGGTGAACAACACGCAAAGCGTACGTTTACCCATGGACCTCTACGAAGTGATCGCTAATATGGCGATCAAGGAAGAGGTGGCCATGAACACTGTTATTCTCCGACTTATCAAGTTCGGGCTTCAACAGCAAGTGAATTTTGAGCAGGCCGTACGCGAGTTTGTGTTCCGGCGCATTTCCCCCAAAGAAGCAGAGAAGCTAGCACATGGCGACGTCCCCGCAATCCATTCCTAATAAATCCATCAAGACTGAGGCCGATCAGGAACTTGTCATGACCTATGGCATGTTCACTGATATCATGCGTCTGATTGGTGAGCAGGAGGATACTGTATCCATCCTGATGACTGATGCCAACGTACGCGATCTGGTTATCCGTCGTCTCTTCACGCCTATGCAGAAGGCGGTAGAGAACGTTGACGAGCTTATCAATCCTTACGAGATTGATATCAGCCCGCTTGAACTCGACTCGATCATTGCGTGGGTGGCAGACCACGTTATGCATTTTACAATATCCACCGCCGAAAAGACTCGTCCGGTGGTGGAAAAGTATCAGGATCGGCTAAACAAAGCGTCCTAAAACCGCTTGAGGAATGGCTGGGTAACATGAGTCATGAGGAGCAGGTTTGCTGGTCCTTCGATCTTATGCCCAGCCAGTACGAGGACCTGATCTGGTCCCACATCTGGTATGACGTAACCTATCGAATTAAGTTGAAAATCGACACGGTTTCGACTAACCATTTGCAGTACTACAATTCTATGGCAGATATCGTAAGCAGCATCTTCGGCGAAGATAAAAAGAATAAGCCCGAACCGAAGAAGGTTAACGACATGGCTCCCGATCAGGCTGTCCAAGAATTGAATGACCTCTTTAAGATGATAGGTGGCGGTTAATGTTGAGTCTGGCTTCTTCTGACGACAAGTTCAAGACTTCGTTCGAGATCATCGAGAATGGAGTTGGTGTCTTTAAGGGCATCATTGACGAGATCAGCCAGACTCAGGTGCCATCCTACGTGTTCTCCCCGCCCCGTCGACTGCTCCGCGTGGATAAGCTGCTCCCCCTGACTACCAAGATGATCTTGCGTACTCAGGGTGGAACGGTTTACTTGATTGGTCAGCACGGTGACAGTGAGACGGCACAGGGCGTGGTCTTTCGTTCCTTCCGTCTATTCCAAGCAGACGACCACAAGTTCCACTGGCAGCGTCGGGTATCAGTGCAACACTCAGTTGTTAAGCTGAAAGAAACCGAAAACCTGCAAGACATGACCCCGGCATATATCTGGGGATCGTACGAACCTACGCCTGAACAGTTCGACCGTGAGACGCATATCTCGAACGAGACGGCTCGCTTTATTACTAACCATCCTCTACAACGTCAGGACCGTGTTGACGGTAAAGACGTGATCCGTGTGGACGAACAGCTTGGTCTGTTCATTGCTACTTTAGGATAGGCTTTAGCTGCTCGCTCAGGCTCTTTAGATTTTTGCCAGAGTACTTCTTCGCAGTCGCCACCTTGCGACTACCGACAAGCGTGGCCTCGGCATACATCACATCCTCGATACGACGGAACACCGCATTGGGGATTGCTCGCGTCATATAGAAAGCAAGGAACTGTTCGAGGAAGGGACGGTAAGCCTCCTCACGATTGAGAAGCTTACGCTCGATCTTGTCGGGAAAGCTCTCGAACAACCCGGTTGACCACGCCTTCGGTTGCATCCGATCAGGGCTGTTAATCATGTCACTAGTGATGCTACCCAGCGCACTGACCTCAACATTGCCAAAGGTGATATCAGTCGAGCGACGACCACCTACACCAACACCCATCTTGGTTACAGGCATCTTGCCTTGAGGTAGAGGCGTCCCTTTGGGAGCCTTGGTGTACTTGACCTTGATCGGACCATAGGCTTGCGTGTACGCACCAGCGTTAGTTAGATAGCTCTTGAGTTCGCCAGTTACCTTAAACCAGTTTCCTCCACCCATTTTCTTGCGCTTCTGGAGGTACTTGTAATTACGAGCAGGCCAATAGCCAGTACCAGTGGAGAGCTTCACAGGGCTGGTTAGTCCCTGCATTGCTTGCGAGGTGTTACCCACAATCTCCAACTGACCACGCGGTAGGTAACCAGTACGTGCCTTGGCTGCGCTGTCCTTCACGAAGATAAGCTGCCCGATCTTACGGGCCATGCGCTTCAACTCCATCTCGACAATCGCCTTGAACGTAGAATCAATGCTACGTGTCAAGGCATCTTCCTTACCCTTGACAGCCCTGAATGCAACCTCTTGCATAATCAGGTTGTACATATAAGTCATACCCCGATCGACTTCTTCGGTCTTTAGAGTTGACTGTCTAGTACCCGTCTGGGTGTAAACGTTGATACTATACTGAATTGTCGAGTCAGGACTAGGCATTAGTCAATCTGCGTTTTCATCAACTGGATTGCAATATTGCGGGTACTGCGCTGCTCTGACCGACCAGCAGGCATAATCTCAAATGCAGCAACCTGCATACGAGAATACTCAACACCAGTGTTGGCGTCGATCAGAGGGATCGTAGCGTAGTCAGCAGGGCCATCCACGAACTTGTTGCGAATGATGTCGAGCGTAGCCACCTCACGGAACTGGTTCTCGTCCAATACAAGTGAGATAAGAATACCAAGCTCTGCGGTTGGCAGGCCGTCGTTCTCGTCGTACGTCCAACCCATAAGACCGATCAGATCGCTGTTGGGAAGCTCAGTCTCTTGACCGCGCGAGTCCCAAGAATAGTAGGAGATGTCTTTGGAAAGTCCCTTGACCTTCATCTCGTCCATGATCTGCTCGATGGCATAGATCGCACTTACATACAACGACTCAAGGCTAAACATCATTAGACTCCGGTGAAAGGATCAGTCCTCACCGCTAGAGCAAAGACGTCGGTAGCCACGTATACCAAGGTCGGATCAATAAGTACAGAGACATCGTAAACGTTCTGGTTAAGCTGGTTAGCCAGCATATCCCAGTCGATCTTGGCAAACCGCTCGTACTCGTTCGTACCAGAGGTCAGTCGCTTGGCAATCGAAAGCTGCAACGTAGGGAGCAACTTGAGCGCAGCAATAGACTCGATGGCGTTGGTGATCTTGAGCGACATAGCCGAACCATCGTCTGCGTAATCTTCGATCCCCGGAACACCTTCGGAGAACTCGACATATGACATCAGCAAATCAATACGGCTATCAGGAATCTCAGTATCATCCACGCCCAACTTGGTACGCACGCCCTCTGCCGTGACAGGGAAAGGAACACGCTTGCGGATAGTGTAGCCGTAGCTGCCGTTGACGGGACCGAGAGCGGTCGTATAAAACCAAGTGAGGCTACGGCCTTCAAACAGTGGCTTGGTCAACGTATTGGCTTGCGGAGGAATCTCGATAAGGACACTCACAGCACCGGGGGCCGGGGTCACTTTCTTGTTCTGCACGACCGGGATAGGATCACCATTGTCGTCGTACAGGGTATAAGAAAACTCCCCCAACGGCGTACCCGTATCAAATTGAACTAGGTACGAGAAGGGGGAGTTTTCGATTTGCACTTTATTCTACCTTGAGTTACTGGGCCTTCCGAGGACGTCCTCGTTGAGCGCGCTCATTCAGTTCCTTGATCGTCGGCTCTACATCACGAGTGGGTAGGGCTTCACCAACCGAGGGATTGATATTCGAGTTGGTCGGATCAGCTTCCTGCGTGACCTTACCACTCACAACTTCCAGACGCTTGAGGCCAATCATCTGGGTAACAAACGAAGTCTCATAGACTTCCTGCGGCGTTTCCGTAAGATCAACGTTCTGCGATGCATCACGAAGTTCAAACGGGCCGGTCGTCTTAACAGTCAACTTTTCCATATCATATCTCCTTGAGAATGGAAGGGCGGGGTTTCCCCCGCCCATTCGCTTACGCGATGCTCAGGATCGAGCGGGTATCCGGGAAGATGATCCGGTAGCCCTTGTTGACGGTATGGAAGTACTTGACCTTCTGGTTCTCGATGTACTTCTCCGACTCCTCGATGTCCGAGGCATTCTCAACCAGCTCTTCCAGCGTGTCACCACGCGAGAAGCCGAGCAACTGGCCAGCCGTCGCATCCGTGCAGAGCGCGAACTTGACGTTGAAGGCAAGCGCCGGATTAGCAGGCGACAGCGTGACGTTCGACTGATTCAGGAGTTCACCCTGAGTCTTGCCGTTGTCCTGATCGGCCACCGTAAACATGCGCTGCCACTGGAACCACATATCCCAGTTACCAACCACCGTGTCAACCGGCGTACCAGCACGGGCACGCTCGACCAGCCACGCAAGCATCACTTCCCAGTTCAGCTTGTTCGCAGTCGGGGCATTCAGGTTCCAATCGGTAGCAACCGCACCAGCCGCACGAACAGGGGCCGCAGCGTGAGCCGGGTCACCATTCTTGAGCATACGATAGGCCGCAGCAACCTGACCACGCTGGACTTCACTCTGCATACGCACCGCGTACGGAGCGATCAGATCAAGCGAGGCACGGCGGGCGAACTCGTAGGTCCACTCGATACCCGAACCGAACTTGTAAATCTTCACGTTGTAGTCAGTCGCCTTGATGGAGCGCACCGGGATGCGGGTCCCCTCGGCGATCATGCCGTAACCGATGTAGTCATCCTGCTTGTCATCCACAACGGTCGTAATCATCTCCGTACCGTTAATGACACGCGACTGAGCAACAAGCGGCTCGACCGTCTCAAGGTTGGTCTGGCGATACTTCCACTGCACGATGTCGTCAATCACCGGAGCGAACAGCGCGCGCACACCCGGATAGGTCGCGAACGAGTCAGCAGCCGCCTGCAAGACGATACCCTGATCGAAGTCATCACCCGTAGGGAGGTTGAGATAAGCAAGAGCCGTCTCGTAACCGTCAAGGCCCGCCTCGACATACATACCATCCGGCTTAATAGCAAGACGCAGGTAGTCCGGGACGTTAAGCCCAACTTCCTTGGCACGACGAATGAGCGACTGACCAGCAGCAATGCTCACACTACGCTCTGCCGAAGCAAGACCCGCCAACACCTCCGAGGCAGGCTTACGGTTCTGGGAAAGTGTCAGAAGATCCATTTCAAATTAACTCCTTAAAGCTTTTCAACGATTACAAAGTCACTGCCCACATAAAGCACGAAGTTGCGCTCCATAAGTGCAGTCGGCGTACCGGTCTTTACCAAACCGTTACCCGCGCCGACAACGTGATCGCCAATGGCGATGGCCGCAGCCGACTTCGGAAGCCGCTTAATGAACCGACGTTCACAACCGACAACCTTGACACCTTCCTGAGTACGATCCTCGTAGGTATAGATACGACCATAGACCGCATCACCATCACCCGCGAGCTTCACAGTACCCGGCGCAGTAGCATCGATAGCCACCGCCTTACCGATTGCCGAAGCATCGGTCGTCCCCGAAATGAAGCGCGTGAACGTATCAGTCTCAAAACTGAACGCCTCAAGCACTACACCATTGATATTGATAGCAGGCATGTAGTTAACTCCTTGTTACTTGTTCTTGTTACGCTTGAAGGCAGACAGCGTGGCGACACGCTCATCATCCTTATCCTCGGTCGAGTTCGCAGCATTCGACACACCACCAACCGGCAGAGCCGACAGCGTGGCCTTATGCTCCTCAATCAGCGAGAGCTTATCAGCCAGCGCCTCCGGGACCTGCACGTCCGACTTACCAGCGAGCGCGAGAACCGCTACAAGCTGCTTGCCGACATAATCATTAGCCGCTGCCAGAGCCACCGCGTCCGCAGTCGGAGCAGTTGCTTCCTTGGCAGTCGTCAGTTCCGCCTCAAGCGTCGCAACGCGACCCTCAGCCGTCTCTGCTCGCGAAAGGTTCGCAGCCGCCGCATTCTCTGCGTCCGTCAGCTTACCATCCACTACAATCTTTTCTGCGCGAGCCGTCGAAAGCTGCACTACAAGTTCATTAAGATCCACGTCATTATCTCCTGTTGGGTTTGCAGAGGCGGTGATGTAAAGCTCGTTTACATCGAATCCACTTGCGGCAAGCTTCTCAACGTCCAGACCCAACTTAGCGTTATCGTTCCCAATAATCTTGCTATTTGGTGCTGCACCGCGACTCACCGCGCTAAGTTCCATGAAATCTTCCAGACCATCCACACGCGGATGGACGCCGCCCTTATTCAGAACGTGGCCCTTGTCACAGGTCTTGGTCATGACCGGCTCGTAATTGCCAGCCTTGAGCGCAGCGATGTAGTCGAAGCCACAAGCCGAACACTTGATCGAGGAAGGAAGGAAGCCCACCGACACCTCATCCTGAGTACCGCTGTTCGTCTTGGCGATCAGATCAGTCTCAGTAGGGTCAAGGTAGAACAGACCACGAAGCTCGGGAACACCAGAGTCCTGACGCATCTCAGCATAGAAGAACTTCCCCTTGGGAGCGCCTTCCATGTTGTGATCCTGCATGAAGGGAATAGGATCGGTCACAACTGCCTGAGCCATCTGTGCGAGCGTGAGCGGCGTAATAACCGCACCCTCATACAGACCCTGCTTCTTGAGCGGACGCGAAGAAGTCGCCACGACCTCGAACACCGGGAACTGTCCCGTTTCTGCATCTTCACCCAGTACCCTCTTGAGAAGGCCAGTAATGAAAGGAGTGTGTGGCTTTTGCTTCATGAGTATTTCCTTGATCTATTTGTTACTTGTTGTCAAATGAACCAGAATTAACCAGAGGTTTTGTTGCGGTTATCTCGGACACCATCTTGTCCACCACCACTAACTGCACGACCAAGTGGGTCACTATTAGGGCTGGCCTTCTTCGGGTCGATCCCATCGTCTCCCGCCTCGGGCTGAACCGGAGTAAGGAAGTTCGTACCCGACAACTCAGGAGCCGAATCGGGCTTGGGACGCTGGTACATATTCATGTGGTAGTAGTGGTCAGTGATAAGACCACGGCTAAGATCATTCTGGAGACGGTTCTGCCTCATCAGCAACTGAGCTTCCAACTCCAGCGTCGGACGAAGCTCAATGGGGGTGAACCCAACCTTGAGCGTGCCTTGGAACCCGGCAATACGAACTGCAAGGTTAAGTGCCTGCTGGATGATATTTGCCTTGATACGATTAAGATCGTCGCATGACATTGCGAACAGACGAGTCTCAGTCGAAGCAACCTGTGAAGTCCCGCCCTTACCAACAACGGAAGGCATGGTCTTGAGCGCGGCTTGGTTCTGCGCATCAAGCGTCTCGATGACTTCCTTGATGTTCATGCCCGCACCGGGGTTCTTGTCGTTAATCATCTTCGTGGACACAGCGTTCGTATGCACGAAAGCCTGATCCGAACGGATGTTGGAGAACTGGTTACGGATCGATTGAATCTGGGCATCCACGAACTTCTGACGCTCGATGGGATTCTGGCGCAGAGTCGGGGGAGCAGATGCCATGATAATATCTTCCAGAACCTCGACATCAAGACGCGGATAACCAGTTACCTGCATGATGCGGTAGAGTTCGTTGATAACCTGCTGACGTGCGGCAACCGTATTGATCGCGGAGACGAAAGGCGAATAGGTGTACACGTCAGTAGGGTCTTGGTGGAAACGAGTCGTGAAGAAGGTGGGGATATCCAGATTGATACCATCACCCTGCGCACCAGCCGTTTTCTGCATTGGCTTGTAAACACCCGGAGCCTTTTCATTCCACGTCAAGGTAGCAGTATCTACCAGACGGAACGAGTCGGGCGAGAGGGTCTTGTCAAGAACGAGTTCCATGCCTGCCGATCCGCGTGCGAGGATCATGTAAGTCAACTCGTCGTAGAACTCAGCTTCACCCAGTTTGGCACTGTAACCAAGGGTGTAATCGTTGACAGTGAACACACGATTAAGAACCTGCTGCGCAAGCTTAATCCCATCGGGGGACTCGACACCATTCAGATCATATGCCTCGATCACCATATTGGCGGAAGCGGAAATAGAAGCATAGGCGTAGAGCGATGCGGACACGTCAGGGTCATGCCGACAAAGCGACAGGATCAGTGCGCGACTATCATCAGCAACACGGCTGCTGAAAATATCCGTGGTATGCTCTTTGTATCCCGGCGTAGTAACAGCAGGAGTACCCGGACGATAAGTATTGGTGTAGCTTGTACCACCGGGTTTAGCTTTCTTCTTCGGAAGAAGAATCTGAAGGCCGCTTGAAAGTGAGCTGAGTGCCATTACCTACCTAATCCTAACTTTGAAACGGTCTTGTTATGAGTGAGGTTCTGAACGGTATTGCTACCCACGTTCGTTCCCTCGATACCTAAGACCATTAGAGTTTTTGAGTACTGACGTGTGTAAATATTTTCTGACACACGACGGGCCAAGAGAGCATAACCAGCGGCAAAAAAGAAGTGATCGTTACCATTTAGCTTTTTCCACTCTGGTTCTTTCTCCATGACAGTTTCATCTCTAACCATATCTCTCAGGTGCGTAATCAAAGTCTCCTTTAATCCACCATAACCGGCAAGCACCGCACTACCATTTACGATAGTAGTCCTCACCCGGTCAAGCATTGCCGTGCGGTTCGCGATGTAGTAGATCAGTTCTTCTGCTTCGTCGTACTTGGGCTGAACGGCTGCGTTACCACCAAAGTGGATAGGCATAATCATACCCTGCGTATTCTCACGATACGAGTCAACGGTGGGCGTGTACGGATAACGGTCAACACAACACTGAACGATGTTGTACACTTTACGCAACTCGTGGATGCGATCAGTCAACTGTAGGACGTGACACGTATCGAACAGGAAGAATGGGTCCTTACCTTCTTCGTCGGTGTCACCCACCAGAACGATGTGGCAAATCTGTCCCATGTCGATGCCCATGTACACGGCTTTGTCCTGCCCGACGTTGGGCGGGTTGCCATTAGGAGCCAGCACCTTCTCGATCTGGTCGCGCTGAATCTGTGCGGAGCTTTCGGTAAACGGCTCACCCAGCACGGTATTGAAGAAACCCTTGAGGTTCTCCTTCTCGCGATACTTCTGCAACTGTCCAAAGATGTAGGCGAGGCTCAGTCGATCCGTCGAGAACGGGTTCATCTTGTAGCCACGATTGGCTTCACGGCTGGGGAACTGTGGAACCCATTCGCGGTATTCCTTGTTGGATAGGTCGAGGGGCTTGTGGCAACGCTCGCACCCGATGAATGCACCCTTCAAATCCAGATCGACAATCTGTTCTGCCGTAAGATCGGTCAGATGCTCGATATCAAAGTTGAGCTTGGGGATGTTCACGAAGTCCATATTGAACAAAGGAAACTGCTGATGTCCACAACTCTGGCACCGCACGAAGTAAAAATGCTGGTCGGACAGTGCAAAGTTACGGTCGATCCCATAACCAAGGAAGGTGGGGGTAGAGAAGCTCTGCGTGATACGCTTGTCCGAACCCTGCAACCGGCTCTGAAACAGTGCAATCATATCGGTTGGGCTGAGATCAAGTTCATCATGGAAGAGGATATCAGCGTTAATGGAGGTTGCATCGCTCTCGCCACACCCGGTGACATAGCCAAAGCTGTCGGAAATCTGCGTCAAATCCATGCGACGGATTGGCTTGTTCATGGCTGGTGGATTGAAGACAGTATCATTATCTATAATAGGCTTCATACGCGTGGCGTAGTTACGCTTGTACATCGCCTCGTTGGGGAAACTGAAAATCCCCGAGAGTCCATTTTCGCGTCGGAGCATGGCGAAGAACTTACGTATCTGAATCTCGGTCAATCCGACCTGTGAGCATTTAATCACGCTTAGATTGGGATGCTCGTCGTCTGCGATCTGTTCTTGGAACGGATAGCGGGAGTACGAGAACGGGCGACGCCGCAAGGTCGTGTGGTCCGTAATCCATTCAGCTAGGGAACCATCCGTGTTCCCGGCTGCAAATTTCTGTACCGCTAGTTCGTAAAGATCGCTATAACTCATAATCGAACCTGTAGCACAGGCGTACGCATTTCACAAGTAATATACTTGTATCTGATTTCTCGTGCGTCCGTGGCACCAACCTTGATATAGCGAGTTAGATGAACATGACCTATCCAGAAATTGATATCCAAGACCTGAACAACGTCATCAAACTGATCGAGGACGTGACCGAGAACCCAGATATGCTGGACCCGGCCAACTGTCCCTACGACGAGGACGTTCAGGCCAAGCTGAAAAAGATCAGTGGATGGATGCACCCTACCGCACGAGCCAGTGTGGAAAAGGAAAAGAACCCGGTTGGTCGCCCGAAAGCAGGTCCGGTTCTCCCGATTGATGAAGTCGAGAAAGAGATTGATGATCTTCGCAAGGACATCACTCAGTTGAAGCTTGACGCAAAGGGACTGGAAACCGCCGACCGTATTCAGATCATCAAGACTCGCGCCACCCTTGTGGAAAAGATGATCGCCATGAAGGAACGAACCACGAACGTGAAGAAGCAGATGCAATTTGTGCAGAATGTGATCGCGCTCATGGAAGATGTCATGGATCAGAAGCAGCGCGAAACAATGATTGAACGTCTCAAGTCTTACTTGGAGGAATAATGTCAGATCAAATCTTTAGGAACTTTGCCCCTCTCTATTGGGAGGCGGGGCTTCCTGTCATCCCACTTTACGCTGCTGACTCTGGTGTTACCTCCGCTGGTAAGCGACCGATCCTGAACGATTGGTCGCAGTACGGCGTGGAAATGCCTAGCGAGGGTATTCAGGCTCTTTGGCTCAGCACCTATCCCGATAGCAACATTGGTCTGCCTTTCGGTTCGGCCAGTGGTCTGTGCGCTATCGATATTGATACCGAGGACGAGGCTATCGACAAGGCTCTCATGGAGGTCTTGCCTAAGTCTCCGTGGATTCGTGTCGGTGCCAAGGGTCGTGGTCTGATCTATCGTTGGTCAGGTCAGCGTAACTTCAAGCTGAACGGCGACGACCGTAACATGATCTGTGAGTTCTTGGGTCAAGGCAACCAGATGGTTATGCCTCCCTCGATCCACCCCAAGACCATGCGCCCCTATACGGCCAACTGTAACCTGTGGGAACTGAAAGATATTCCCACGCTGCCCGAGAATATCGAACAGGTTCTTCGTGACCTGCTCGGTGTCAAGGGTATCAAGCTTGCGGCTGGTGGTCGTTCTGGTCCGTTGGAGGTTGTACCCGAAGGTGAGCGCGACGTACAGATGACCCGCCACGCCGGGTATCTGGCCCGCTCTGTCGAGGGCATGGACAAGACCAATCTTATCACACTCCAGCAAGCTATCGACCACATGCAGAACTGGTGTATCCAGTTCACCGCAAAGGTTGGTGGTGATAACATCGACCCCGCCAAGGGTATCGCCAAAATCCTTGAGTTCATTATCAAGGACTTGGAGACGGGTAAAACGCTTCCCGAAGGTTGGGACAATGGCCTGACGTTCGAGAGCGATGCTATCGCTACGATCCGTAATAAGAATGAGGTTCAGCGTTGGACTGTCAATCGTGCAAAGAACTGGTTGCTGGGTAAGCTGGAGGAAAACCCCAACGATGAGGATTGGGCATTGGCTCGTATTCAGGAGTTGCTCACCAACGTATCGAAGGACGACAAGTTTGATGAGTTTCAGATGCGTGCCCTCACGACCGTCATTATGGATCGGGCTGGTAAGACCCTACCTGTGAAGAAGGCTGACTTGCTTCAAGGCTACAAGGCCGCGAAGAAAGGTGGCGATGGCGAGGACGAGTGGGAAGATCACGAGACGCTCGCGCGTGAAGTCCTATCTGTCATGCAGCGCGATGGTGAAATCCGTTTCTACCATGATAAGTTCTGGCAGTGGAATGGGTCGTGCTTCAAGCAGTTGGATACCCAGAAGGAAGTGTATATCAAGATTGCCACGACGATCAAGGGATCGAAACTGGCACAGCGCCACTCTGACTACGCAGGCATCACCAAGGTGATGGGTGCGATTGTGGCTGCTCCCCTTATTGAGAGTGAAGAGAATGGAATTAATTTTGCCAACGGATGGGTCGGCGAGGACCTTGTATTGCAGGACCATGCTCCCAAGTTCGGAGCTACGTTCACGCTACCTTTCGAGTATAAACCTGAGCTTGCCTCTCGCGCCACCCGGTTTTTTGAGTTCCTCGCAGACTGTTGGGGATCAGAACCTGATTTTGGTGATCGAGTTAAGTGCTTGCAAGAAATCTTTGCAGCTTCACTATTTGGAATTGCTCCAAATTACCAGCGAGCATTCCTTATGTTTGGGCGACCGGGAACAGGCAAGACTCAGGTGCTTAGGATACTTCGATCCTTGCTCCCTCCCGACGCCATCGCTGATCTTGGACCGCAGTACTGGGGACAGCAATTCGCTCTCACTCAGATCATTGGTAAGGTTGTTAATATCTGCGCAGAATTACCTGAGTCCGGAGTCATCGCTGGAAATGTTTTTAAGCAGGTGGTTGAGGGAAGTGAGTGCCCTACTGAATACAAGGGACGAGACATCTTCGTGTTCAAGCCCCGATGTGCTCACTGGTTCGCATCCAACTTCTTTCCTGTATCGCGGGACTCCTCTGGTGGCTTTGCACGGCGTTGGATCATCCTTGACTTCAACTATGTAGTCCCTGAGAGCAAGATTGTTCGCAACCTTGCGGAAGAGATTGTGGCCGAGGAACGTGAGGCAATCGCTGCATGGGCTTTGGAAGGACTTCGCCGGTTGTTGCAGGAGGGTGATTACACCCAGCCTGATAGTCACCTTGCTCGTATGCGTCAGCTTCGTACGATCAACAACACGGTCAAGGCATTCTTCGATGCCGACCACAAGATCAAGCGCGAGTTTGATAGCATGTTGGTGGTGCGTGAGTTGTATGACCGCTATGGGTTCTACATGAAGAACATGAGTCGTGGTCAGCCTGTGGGCTTCGAGCGGTTCGTGCAGATGCTTGAGGACCTTAACTACAACGTCAAGCAGATCGACGACAGCCTTGGTAACATGGAATGGTTCGTGGAAGGATTGAAAATTGAAAACTAATTGGAACGACACACAGACGGCCTACAATTTGTGGGCACGTCTCGTGGACCGACCCGCTGAGTGGTGGTTTTCAGGTAGTATCACTATCTGGACGACCTATAAGTTAATGGGGGTTGGAAACTATACCGAATTTGAGATTATGAGTCCCTATGAAGCATGTGTTCGTGGGGATGCCGATCAGGTCCTGAGACACGTTCAGTATTGTCAATCCCAGATGGAGATTGTGTTGTGAGACTTATTCTTGAAGTCAGTGATGAGGCTGATCTGGAACTGGCTCTGCGAGCCTATCGAGAGACTAAGCCGTTATACGATGAAGCTCCTGTGGATCGCTTTAGTTGTGGTACTTACTTTGGTAAGATGAACACGCCAATCGAGAAGGGTTTCTGGGTGGCCAAGACCAAGACGGGCTGGTCTGTTCGTAGGCTGTATCGAAAAGATGAAGGATCGAGTGTATGTTCCTAATAGCTTTGTTCCCGTGGTTAGCTGGATTGCTCATGCAAGAACCTTATGGTTATCTTTTTGCAGTAGGAATGTGGGCAGGTATCTGTGGTTTTCTTATGTTGATAGCGGCAGTACTGCCACTGATTGCTATAGGAGAAACAATAGGTGAAAATAAATTGATGCCTAGTATTCTTGTATCAATTTATTTCTGTATATTGTGTGCAGTTCTGACATAAAAAAGGCGGGGAGTGATCCCCGTCTTTTTCGTATTAAAATGAAGGCTTATTTGAAGAGGCTCAGCACCTTCTTCCTGATATCGTCCACATGGGCGAACCCGATAGTGCCTCCATTGACTGCGCGACGGGCACCGAGATTGTCCCCCTTGTCGATCTTGCTCCAGATATTATTCTGGGTGTAATACGCAAGTGCGATTTTAAGGCCCACAGAGGGGTCCGAAGCCATTTCCGGGTGTCCCACTAGGTCGAGGCCCAGAATCTTGCCGTACGAGGCGTAATTGGCCTTTCCTGTCAATTGTAGGATGCCACGGCCACGGTACTTCCAACCATCACCCGCAGCGGTGTTACCCATCCGGCCCTTGCCCTGACGCGAGCGGACGCCGTAAGCGACCTCTGCGATACGCTCCGGGTTGCGGTTCGCCCAATCAGCCAGTGCCTTGTTGAAGTGGACAGGCCATTGCTTGAGTGCACTGGTCCCGCTGTAGTTCAGGTTCTCCACGAAGATCGTGTAGTTGGCGCTCTCATGTGCAGTCTGGGCGATGAAGTCCGCAATACGCTCGGGCGTAGAGAGATATGGCGAGGACACGTCGAAAAACACAGGACGACCTACAGCGTAAGACGCGATTGCGCTCAGAGTCTTGGGCCCAAGGATGCCGTCAGGAGTCAGGTTGAGTTTGGTTTGTACTGGTTTGATATCCATTTTAAGCCTCCTTGGGTATGACTAAGGGCTTAAAACAAAAAGACCAGAACCACAATCCTTTTCAGGGTGTGGTTCTGGTCAGTTATTTAGGTGATTACGACGCCGGGACCGAACATTCCGTTGAAGATTTGAGGCTCTTCGAGGTGGATTAGCTCGCCATTTGTGTCGTAAAACGCTGCTGAGTGTGGGTCTTTGTGCTTAAAACTGCACGGAAAGTAGATTAAATCTCCACGTTTTGCAGGTTTTAGGACGTAATTCACGTCGTTTTGCTCTGAGATGAGCTGGATTTCACCAATCTCAGCCCATCTCTGGTGCATTTTAGCGAACTCGGGGATTGAGGGCTTCCTCCCGCGTGTACTTTCCGCTTGCGTACTTGGCGCGCAGCTTGTCGATGTTGGCTCGCATGACCTCATCGAGGGTGAGGTCATGGGTGTGGAGGAGGACTGCGAGGAACCAGAGCAAATCACCAGCTTCGTTGCGGACATTTTCGCGCGTCGCGGCATTGAGTAGTTCTCCTGCTTCACCTGCGATGCCCATCTGGGCGTGGAACCGGGCCGGGTTGTCCGTGCGTACCGGATTGATGGTTGGGAACTTGGCTAGGTTCTTCCCGTAGAACAGGCTCTTCTTTGTCTGCTCCAGTTTGGCGCTCGACACGAGGAAGCCGAAGATCGTGCGGTTGAGTTCGTCCTGATCCACGTAGTCGCCAAAGAACTGGCTGTCGTCTGCGAGGGTCTTGAGAACCTCGTCCTGATAATTGTCCATTGGGTAGTTACCATGTATGGTTGATGTTACTGGATATACGCTCTGGGGCTGGATGTGGTTCCATCGCCGATGAGGTTTGCTGTGGTTTTCTATATAAGTATATTACTTATATATTTTTTTACGCGTAGGGATGATGTTGAAAAAATATATATAAGAGAAAAGAGTAATATATGGCCATTTCGGTGAAGGATTTGGGCCTAGAAACATATACAAGTATATTACTTATATATTTTTTTACGCGTAGGGATGATGTTGAAAAAATATATATAAGAGAAAAGGATCATATTCTGATTCAGTACACCCCCCTCACAATGGGCCAAAAAACGCAAAAATTTTGGTGGGGAGCTGGGGATGGGTATCGTTACAGAGCCACATCTTGAGCCAGCAAACTCATACTACCCTTTTACTTGTCAAGTCATTTATTTTACTTAGAGCCAGCCGCTGACTACTTGCACAATACTTGAGAGTTGCTTTGGATGTGGCTCTGGATCATGCAAGTAACATAGCGTTTATTGGGGGGTTGTATGTCTGTTTCGGGCGCTTATCTTTGGGGCAGGGCAACGGGCTTTGAGCCGCGACGTTGTTCTACTGTGTGTCCGCACGATGCGGCGCGCAAATCCGCTAGGGTTGACGGTCAACCTTAGACGCACGCAAGGAACAACGATCATGGCACGCACCACCACCACCGCCGCCGCTCCGGCTTTCGTCGCCGCCGACTACAACGCGCTTGTTGCCGCAGCCGTCAAGGCGTGCAACGCGGTGGACAAGGCAACCGCTAACAGCGCGGCAAGCGTTCAGGCATGGGCGCTCGCATCCGCCGCCGCTGTCATCCACAAGCATAAGACGCTCGACGATGTGAAGGCCGCGCTGATCGCCGCCACGCCTATCAAGGTGCGCGCTGCTAACGTCACCGCATCGGGCCGCGATATCTCGCCCGAAGGGATTGAGGCTTGCGGCTCCACTATCAAGGGCCATTGGTATTCGTTCAATGCCATTGGCAAGGCAGAAGCCCTTGACCGCTTGCTCAAGGGCGAGGCTTTCACCACGCTATCCCGTTCGATCCGCGCCGACAAGAAAGGCGCTCCCAAGGGGAAGGGCGCGACCGACAAGGGCGTCAAGGCGTCGGACGTAAACGACGACACTACCGCCGCCGATACCAAGGCAATTCCGGTTCCCGTCACCGCAACGGGCGACTTCGACAAGGCGTGCGACATTCTCGCGGATCGCCTCGCTCATATGTCGGTTGCCGCGCTCAAGAATACGGCGAACGATGCGGCCCTTGCCCGGTTGCTTTCGGCCATCGTCAAGGCGCAAGGTATGGTAGCAACCGCCGACAAGGTGAAGGCGTCCAAGCCGCGTGGCAAGAAACCCGCCACCGCCACCGCCGCTCCCCTCGCCATCGCCGCGTGACGCTCCCCTAGCGTGCAAGGTTGACGTCAACCTTGCACGCTAGTGATAGCGCCAAGCTACTAAAGGAAACCAATATGCGTGCTTTCATCATCGTTATGTCATTCGTGCTTTGCATCGTTTGCTTGTTCGCCATCCCCGCAACGCTCCCCGCTTTTGCGGATGCGTTCGGCGTTGTCGGCGCGCTTGCTGGTGGGATGGCATTGGGAACCGCCGCGATCATTATGGCGGTTCAGTGCGTCACCTTTGGGGCGGACGCAATTAGCGAGCAAGGTTGACGTCAACCTTTGCCCGTTGTGAAACAAGCGCGCTAACCGCTTGTTTCACAACGGTTTTCACACACACTCACGGAGTAAGACACATGCGCTCGCTCGCTGACGCACTCACATTCGCATTGACGCCCGCTAAGACGCGCGCCCTCAAGGCCGGTGTCCTCCCTCGTGGAACCAACTCGGTTAAAACCGCGCGAGAAGCGGTCCCAAATAAATCTCGCCTCACCGCGAGGGTTCCGGCTGGAGATAACCTCTCGCTGGCGCGTGAGTATTTCGACCTCACGCCGGTTCACCACGTCCCCACCTTGCGTGACTCGTCGCCCGAGTACCGTGAGGCGGTGCGTCGCAATCTTCTCGGCCTACCCAACACGGTTGTGGCTGAGGCGATCCGTGAGTCGCGCAAGTGTCAGGCTACCAAGGCTCAATCTGGCTCCTATGAGGACCACATGAGTGTCGGTAAGCACGCCAAGGCTCCGTTCAAGACGGCGGAGCAGTTGGGTATCAAGCCGCAACCCTATCCGGCTCAGCCGGTCAAGGTTGACGTCAACCCCAAGCTGGCACGTCTCCGCGCTGACACCGCGTTGCGTAACCGTATCCGTGCAATCCGTGCAGAAGAGGATGAAGGCTGATGGCAAGTTTCCCTCAAGCGTTCCACGAGGCCATTACGGTTGGTGGTCGTCGTGCCATTGTGTATCCTGATCGCTCGGGCTACATATTCGATACGTCGGGCCAGAGCGGCCAAGAGTTTGCTCGTCGTATGCACACCTCATGGTGCCACGACGGGTTCAACCATCTGGGTCTGGATGACTGTCTGGACTATCATGGTCGCTACTCGCGATTGACCGACGCCCAAAAGGTTGACGTCAACTCTGAGGTCAACCTCTACGTACAGTGGGAGTTGATCGCTGAGTACCACGCTCAGAACCAGTTCAATCGCGCCATCAAGTACGGTGTCGGTATCTCGATCATCATGTGGTTCATCCTCTACTATATGTGGATAATCGCATAGGGCAACCCGCGGGAGTTTTTCATGCTCAAGTTTTTCCGAGAATCCATGTTGGTTCAGGCTTTCACGGACAACCGCTCTGGTGCAGAACGTCTCGCTGCATCACCGTGGGCAACCGCAACCACGCCCGATCAGATCATCGTGGCGCACATCCTTCAATCCATTGCGAAGAACCCCGATCAGTGGTCGTGGCGGTACAAGGCGCTCCCCATTTTCGATCTGACCCACAAATATACCAAGCACGACGATATTCCTTATGGTATTCGTGGTGCGAATGAGTTTTGGCTCAAGGGGCCAGACATTCTCGTACAATTCACAACAAACAATGATGGCAGCAGGCCGGGTTGGTATATGACCTGTGAAGTCACGGTCAATCAGAATATGAAGCTCGATAAAGAGTCGGGCGACGTTCTCACAACCCGTCTGGCTCTGCTGTGGAGCCAGATTAACGAACTTCGTGAGACAGCCTTGATCGCTCAGGCTAACATGGAGGAAAACGAACGCAAGTGGAACCTTGCTGAGAAGCTGCTTGGTATGAAGCGTAACGAGCAAGGCGCACTGGAACCCCAAGGTTGACGTCAACCTTGGGGCAACCCACAGTAACAAGAACTGCATGTCATTCTGCGTGTGGTTCTATTTGTTGTGGAGAGACATATGCTCACATACGACAAGCCCCACCAGCCCACCGTGGACCTGATCCTCGGTGCGGCCAATCGTGCAAACCCCGGCCACCCTTGGCGTGACGAGGGGCGGCCTGCCCTGTTCGCCGTCAATGGAAGGAAACACTGACATGCCTACCACCGTTCTGAACCGTCGTATCACGATGCTGTTCCACGCGATGACGCCGCAGGAGCGTCTCAACTGCACGATGCAGAAGCTGGTCGAAATGGCCGGTGGTCTGTACTGGTTCTGATCTCAACCTTACAACTGAAAGTGACTGACATGCCGTACACCAACAACTCGGAAGCAACCCTCGGTGACATTCTCGCTGGCGCTCTGGAGGCCGCAAAGGTGAAGAAGGAACGCAAGCCTTCCGAAAACCTGCTGTTCGACATCATCTGCGGTGATCCCGACACGCCCAAGGCCGAGTGGGAGGTCTATGATCGTGGCCTGACCTTGGCTGAGGCCAAGCAGCGTTGCAAGGACAGCAACGATTACGTTGACCGCAACGCCTCGCAGTTCCTCGGCAAGAACCCCACCCAGCATCTCATCCACATGGAGAGCGACCGCGAGTATTACGCCAATCGCTACTGCCGTTACTCGAACCTCGCGGTGCCGCCCATTCGGTACGGTGAGCGTGATCGGTTCAGCTATCGCAGCCCCGAAATGACCGACGAGCAGGCTCGTGAACTCGACGCCATGATCGACTGGAAGGCTGTCGCTCGTGCCTACGGCTATCTCAACCGTTACGCCATGCGTCGTGTTCCGGTTGAGCAGGACTTCCACGCTCGTGAGGCAGCTCGCACCGACAATCCGGTGTACCTCCCCACCGAGTTGCTGCGCCCCGGCTATCGTCGTGATGACCATATGGCGTTCGTGGAAGTGCTGACCACCAAGCCGGGATACGTCTCGTTCTACGAGTGTCGTACTCATGCGTTCGACAATCGCCGTACCGAGATGCGCCTCGGTCGTTTCCTCACCACCTATGGTGACGAGGAAATGGACGACAACAAGATCGCTGATTTCTGCGCTCAGGTCGGCCTCAAGTACGAGACGACCACGACGTTCGGCATCGCTACCAGCCGTGAGGACTGTCGGCGTGTGTACCAGAGCGGTCCCAATTCGTGCATGTCGGGCGAGCATTACATTGACGAGGCTCGCACCGTCCATCCGGCGGAAGCCTATGCGTCGAACGATCTGGGTGTCGCGTTCATCGAGCGCAACGGCGAGGTCACGGCTCGGTGCGTGGTCAATCGCAAGACCATGCAGTATCTCGACTCCGTGTACGGTGACTCGATCCGTCTGAAAGGTAAGCTGGAGGAAGCGGGTTACACCGGCTCCGGCTACGCTCTGTCGGGTGCCGAGTTGCTTCGCATCGAGGTCGATAACCGCTACTTCGCGCTGCCGTACATCGACGGCAACTGCCGCGAGGTGATCGACGACGGCAAGACGCTCCGCATCAAGGAGTACCAGCGTATCGTCTCGGGCGACACGTCGGGTCGCTGCCGTATCAATCGCTAACTTGCACTAACAAGGTTGACGTCAACCTTGTTAGACTTCTTCAAGTTGTCTAATGCTGGTAGATGTTGCAAGTTATTCTCAACATGTAGACCACATACATTCTTACCTTGTAATGGTATGATGTGGTCTACATGGTAATCAGGAGGGCAAGTCTCATAAATTACTCGAATAGCTGTAGGATCAGCCCACTTGGGTGTGGCTTGTAATTGTCTGGCTCGACGCAAAGCATCAAGATGGTTTACTTTTGGACGATTGGCTTTCTTCCATTTGCGGTTTTTAGCGTTGGTCCAAGCAGGATCATCTACTTGACGTCGCGCCACTTTCTCAATTACACATTTTGAGCAACGGCAACAGGCAACGTAACGGTAGGTTAAATGGCCACGCTTACAGGGTTTGCCGGTGAAATATCGTTTAAGCCCTTGACGTTTGGCGTCCGAGCGACTAATTAGAGTTTCCATGCTGGTGTTCCTTCTAGTAGCCAGTGTGAGGGTAGGAAGCTGTGGCGGCTTGCCTACCCATTTACCTTAGCCACAAACTCCCTGAAAATCAAGCAAAAGGAATTGGTTCATGATTACCAATATCACCCGCAATGGTTTGGCGGCTGGACCGGACCTCACGGATCGTCGCGGCCTCAATCCGGTCAAGAAGAACCGCGCCAACAACACCGAGTCGCCCCGTACTCGTGACGGCGCAAAGTATCCGGGTGGGCGTGCTATGCGGCGTGCCCTCAAGCGTCTGGCTACTCGTCAGAACAACTTCATGAGCGGCACCACCAAGGGTGGCCACAGCCACACCAAGGCCGGAAGCATGACCCGGTGAGCGTGATCGTCGGCCTGCACCAGATAAAGTATCTGGACAATCTGGCGCAGGTCAGGCGAGTGGTGAGCGCATATGGTGGTGGTGAAATATACACCACCGGCTCTCGTATCCGCACTCGTTACGAACTCGAACAAAGCGAGGGAAGGCTTCCTCGCGAGTTACGGATGCGGGATTACGCCAATGCTCGTGTTATTATTGGTCAACAGATCGAGACTTTCAACAACATGGACCAACGTGTTGTTGAAATGGGCACGAACAAGGTTATTGGTAGAACCATTCCTGTTGCAATCGAGATCGTGGATAATGCCATGCCTCTTGAGCATTTCGAGCATCCCGAACATGCCATGTATGTGTTTGGGCCGGAAGATGGGAATGTTCCACCACAAATCCTGCGCCAGTGCCACCACGTCGTCCAGATACCAACCACTCACTGCATCAACGTAAGTCACGCCGTGGCTACGGTTCTTTATGACAGAAAGGTCAAATCAGCATGAAGATGTCCCGTCAAGTCCGTCGTTCGCTGCTCGCTGGCAAGCCGCAGGCTGTCGGCTTCCAGCCTATCGAGGGCAAGAAGTTCGCTCTCGAACGTGCCATGATTCGCATGAAGGGCGGGGTTCCCCTCGCCAATCTGCGTCGCATCAAGCCGTCCAAGTCGGACTCGGCTGAGTATCGTCAGGGAGCGCGTTAATGGTGAAGCTTACTGTGGGTATGGACCTTTCCACCATCATGGTGGAAGGTCGGCCCGACCTCAAGATCACCGGGTTACGTGGCCGACCGTTCCACGCCGATAACATTCCGGGTCAGGTGTATATTGACACGGTTGAATGGACTCGCGCCTATAACTCCGATGGCACTCGTGCGCTCGATATGGGTCGCGCAACCGATGCGAAGATCGTGAGCCGCCTCAAGGTTGACGTCAACCTTCCGATCATCGCTGTCAACGGTAGCAAGGAAGTGTTCAAGTATCGCTACCTAGGCAAATATGTACCTGCTGATGGGTCCGAACCCAAGTTGAAGCTAGTTCGGGAGGGTCATAGTGAGTATGATTCACTCGAAATCTACGCTTCGACCGGCAAGGTTTGCTCTGGAAGCTACGGTTCGTCGCTCACGTTCAGCAACGGGCCGGTGGTTGTCACCAGTGCCGAGTCCATTCTGGTGGGCGGTGTCGGCGTGATGGCATCCGTCACACGTACCAATGGGGAGATTACTGCTATCTCCCTGCCGTAACACAATAGACCTGAGCCAAGGTTGACGTCAACCTTGGCTCTAGCCTGCGGTGTTGCAGGAACACAGGAGATTATTCATGTTCGATATCGTTTTCGACCGCTCGAATGAGACTGCCACGCCGCTCGGTACGTTCGTTGTCACCAAGGGCAACGTGACCAAGGGGTCGGCACCGCTCGTGACGTGGTTCAACGACAAGTCGGTCATCATCGCGATGAACGCTCGCTCATCCTTCACGCTGCCTTCCGAGCATTCGATGTTCGATCAGTTGCTGCTCACGTTCATGTCGAAGAACATCGGCGTGATGTACGTCGAGAGCCTGACCAAGTTCATGGACCCCAAGGCGCGTTTTGCCGAGTTCCTCGACGGCACCATCGACCCGGCTTCGTTCGGCATGACGCTCAATGTCGATCAGTTGCAGTTGCCTGCGATCTATGCTCAGACCAAGAGCATGTTCGACGCTATGTTCACTCCGCCCACGCCGTCGTTCTCGGCGGGTATCAACCTGACCGAGTTCTTCTCGGACTCCAACATCACCAATATCGAGGCGTGGCGCAAGGGTCAGCTCAACAATCTCTCGACTGACGTTCGGGCCAAGATCAACAGCAACCGTCAGGATAAGGCGGGTCTGCTTCGCATCGTCAAGTCGGGCAACAGCCAGTTTGTCGAGAATGACATGGGCCACCGTGTGACCAAGACGCGGTTTGTCGAGGCATACAACCGTATCGTCAAGCCCCTCTGGGATCGTTATCAGCCCGATGCTCGTCCTGATGAGAGCCTGAACAACAACGGTTCTTATGGTACGTCCATTCAGGTCAAGGAGAGCGGCGACAGCTACAACTCCAACAAGAACATCAGCGTGTTCGCCGACCATATCCGTCTGGGGTGTCAGCGTATCCCGCGTGCCGAAGTTGAGGCCGTTGTGGCCCAGTTGACGGCCTAATTCCTCCTTTATATATTTTTTCAACATCATCCCTACGCGTAAAAAAATATATAAGTAATATACTTATAGGGAAAACTAGCCAGATTTCGCGCGTTGATCTGGCTATAGGAGAACAGGAACATGCTCACCAATCTCATGACCACCTTGGGTTTCAAGTCGAAGCCCAAGCCTACCGTCACCAATCCATCCACGGTCAGGACCAAGCAGGACGCCTATGAGGTGATCCGCAAGCACTTTCTCACGCAGAAGGAGCGTGCCACACTCAAGCCAAACGGCACTACGTGTGCTTATCGTGGTGATGGTGGCACCAAGTGCGCGGTTGGTATCCTGATCGCGGATATGTATTACTTTCCGTCGATGGAGGGCCAGAACCTCTATGCGTCGTACATCCGTGAGGCAGTCGAGAAGTCCACGGGTCTGGACCTCAGTGACAAGATTTCCGACGACAGCACGTTTCGGTTCCTGATCGACGCTCAGCGCATCCACGATGATACCTTCGAGGGTACTCTTGCTGATCGTGTCCCCAATCTCGACGCACTGGCCGCTCGTCACGGCTTGGAGGTGAAGTAACATGAAGAAGATCACCACGTTTCCGACCAAAGTTCCGATCAAGAACAACAGCGCGGTGGTTGCTGTTATCTTGGCCAAGGATACCCACGGCCAAATGCTCGGCTATACGACCACTCCGAGGGATTACACCCGGAATGACGGGAAGAACCAGTGGTCGGCTGTATGGGACCGGCATGGGGTCTGCGTTTATAGCTCGGCCATGCCCATGGACCTTGCTCTTCGTGATCTGGACCTTCGGGAAGAGCCTACCCCGGCAGAACTCGCATATGGTCGTCTGACCGTCGATCAGCGTGCGATCCTTGCTGCGCTGTTCACCGCCGAGAAGAACACCAACCATTTGGGTATGAACTACCTGCAAGAGACGCTCAAGGTTGACGTCAACCTTGCAGCAGAGGTTCTGACCTACGCCAACAAGAAGGGGTTCAAGTGATGGTAAAGAAAGGTGATCGAGTTAACTCGACCAACAAAAACTCATGGGCTGCTAACTGGCAAAACTGTGAGGTTCTGGATATCTTTCCCTATGGGGATGTCCGGGTACGAAGCAAGGGTGGCCTAACCGGAATCTTGCCGAAAGGTCAGTACGAGTTGGTGCCCAAACCACTCACCGATCAGGAACTGGCCGACAAGTACCGTGCGCTTCGTAAGGAGGCGCAGGAAGTGGGTCAGTTGCTGATTGATCGGGGTTACAAGGTTCAAGGCGTCATGGCCTATGGAGACGGAGGTTGGGTCAACATCAATCTTCTACCCTATGCCAAGTATCGGTTCATCAAGACCGTAACCACAACCGAGGAAATCTGATTATGTGGAACAAGGTTGCCGTGTCGATGCCCGAGAACCGGGTCCTCGACACGAGGATTAACGACGAACGTGGTATCCGCAACGAGCAGCAGCTTATCCGGCGCGGCAACCTGTTCTGGCACCCCGATGGTTCCACGTATATTTACTATACCCCCACGGAATGGAAATATCCGTCGTAAAACTTTTTGACGTCGACCGGAACCAAGGTTGACGTCAACCTTTTAATAATCGGCCCCTTCGTCTAAAGGCTTAGGACGTACACCCTCTCAGGTGTAAGATGCGTGGTTCGAGTCCCGCCGGGGTCGCCAGATTTAGGACAGTTTTATGAAACTGACTGATGGACAGCTTGACTTTCTTATCAAGCGTCGTAACGAAATCGAGACGCTTCTCAAGTACAAGCCCGAGAATCCCTACGACCGTCTCATGTTGAAGATGGAGTGGACTCAGCACAACAACATGATGAAGTATCACAACATCGCTGTGAGGGAAGAAAACGATGCAATACGACTGCGGCAGTCTCAGGGCTAACCCACGGCAGTCGTCCACGTTCAGGTTTCTAACCGAGCATCGTTACCGAACCCGACAAACACACTGGCCCAAAGGTGTACGACGTGAAGCAGCGATTTTCGCTGCAACCCCCGGCGTCTCATGGCAATGGCTTGACCACGTACTTGGCCTTAACCAGACTGTGGTTGCTGGGTTGCTTGACTCTTACGACGATCTAAAAGAACAAGGCATGGCCAACATGCTGACCGCGACCTATGACGATGCGTTGAATTATGTGAGGCGCGCTCCACCGCAATCACGTACTCCACCGTGGGTCATGGTGTTCATGATGGAAGATAAGAAACGAATGGGTTGGCGTCCCTTACGTCAGTTGTGGGGTAGTAGGTATAAGGCCGCGAAAAAGTTCGTGCTTTAACATAGGAGATTTGACATGAGTGTTTTCTTCATTCTGCTTCGCTCTGAAACTGGTCAGCCCGACGACAAGGCTGGCTGGGTTCCCGACTATTCCCAAAAGTGGGACGAGGGCAAGGACGCTGCTGAGGCTTCCCGCGCTGAGAACGCTCGCAATCAGCGTTATGGTTGGACTACCCGTACTCGTGTTCGTCGTGTTGTTGAGACTGACAGCGACAACTACATCGTTCGTGAGGCATCACTTAATCACACTCCGCTTCCTGACTGCATCGACTTGGACAGCTACTACATGCGTCGATGCACTTGGATGCTTCCCCACATGCATCCGACCGAGAAGTTCACGGTTCGGTTCTTCGAGTCGCTCGAAGATGCGATTGTCGGCAAGTACCGCACGATGGGTATGTCCCGTTTTCTTGATCGTTACACCAACAGCGATGCTGAGGAAGTGCTGACCAAGATCGGTTACTACGATGGTGATATCGAGTTCGGCATCACTCAGGACCCCGAACTGGTTCAGAAGATTTACCGTGAGGGTCCCGACTCCTGCATGTGTGAGGACGGTGACACCAGTGATATCGAGACGGATGGTATGCACCCCGCCATCGTGTATAGCGAGGGTGATCTGGCTGTTGCCTACATCAAGCGTGGTGACTCTTTCACCGCTCGTGCTGTGGTTCGGCTCGATACCGAGTCGTATTACTGCACCTATGGTCACTCGGCGCTGCTGATCCAGAAGCTCAAGGAGAAGGGCTACACGCAGAACCACCGTGCGTTCGACGGCGCTCGTGTCAAGCTGATCCCGAACGGCCACGGCGATTACGTCATGCCATACATCGACGCTTGTGGCTACGGCTATGTCTCCGATTGCGGCAAGTTCATCATCCTTGACGAGAGCGAGAACAAGCTCTATCTGCAATTGACCGGTGGCTCGACCGAGGACTATAACGAACCTGAGTACGACGACGATTACTATTGAGGATAGCGAACCATGCCCTACATGCTTTCATTCAAATATCCTCACATGGAGGAATGGCAGAACACCGATCACATTTTCGAGACGGGTCAGGAGGCGGGAGCGCGCTGCAAGGAGCTTAACTCCCGCTCCCGTCAGTGGGGCGACACGGTTAAGTACCGTGTTCTTCCGCTTTTGGATGACGATCCGCTTGCATGGCGCATCCGGCAGGAAGCGGCCTTTCGTGACGGCACCTACACTGTCACACCGTGGAACGACGAGTACGGCCACAGCGAGTATTACGAACACGTCTCGCCCGACGACCCGACCAAGGTTCGGTTCGTCGCCAGTGAGACGGACGGCCAACGCAATCGGTTTACGGTTATGGCTCCGGGTCGTTTCTTCCTGCGATACGTCAATGGCTATCCTCGCAAGGATCAGGTCGAGGGTTATTGTGCGAAGATGGGTCTTGACATGACCGTATCGGCTCTCCATATCGCTATGGAGGCTGATGAAATCGAGCGTGTTTACACGACCGGCCCACATTCCTGCATGACCTACGAGTACGACGAGGACAAGTTTCAGGGTGGGCATCACCCTGTCCGTCAGTACGCCGCTGGTGATCTGGGTGTGGCCTACATCGAGCGTAGTGGTGAAATCACTGCTCGTTGTATGGTCTGGCCTGAAAAGAAATGGCATGGCCGTGTGTACGGTGATGCAAGTCGCTTACGAGAACGTCTCGCAGAAGCAGGCTATGAAGAAAACTGGTCCTTCGTTGGTGCTAAGTTGCTTCTGGAACGCTACTGCGGACAGATTATTGCGCCTTACGTCGATGGCGACATTGACGGCAAGGTTGACGTCAACCTTAACCGCCTGATTTTGGTGCCTACCGAGGAAGCAACGGTTCTGCTCAAGTCACCTGACGGTGTAGCTGAGGCAGAGTCGTGCCAAAACTGTGGCGCTCAGAACGTCCCTATCATGTTTGATGAGGACGCAGACATGGTTGTGTGTAGGGAGGGTTGCTAAATAAGCCTCGTACAGCCCTTTTAACAGTCGGGGTAGCCCGACATACCTGAAATCTTGAAAAGCCTCTGTACGGGGCTGTAGGAGCAAAATTATGGCAGTTCGTGATCTACTCAACATCCTCTCTTGGCAGAGAGGCGCTGGCACCAAGTCCGAAGCATCGTTTGTGTACCAGCATATCGCAACCATCCCCGGTATCAAGGTGGATGAGTACGGCAACTATCACTTGCAGATCGGTGACGATCCTGTGATCCTGTGGTCGTCGCACACTGACACCGTGACCAAGAACGAGGGCCGTCAGAACGTCAAGTGGATCGCCAAGGATATGCTCGGGCTTCATAACGGCAAGCCGGGTCAGTGTCTTGGTGCTGATGACGGCGCAGGCTTGTGGCTCATGATGGAGCTTATCGCCGCAGGCAAGGAAGGCTACTACGTTTTCCACCGCGACGAAGAGATTGGTGGCTTGGGTTCGTCGTGGCTTAGCCGCAACGCTCACTATTTCCCACCGACCATCCGTGCAGCTATTGCTATGGATCGTGCCGGTACTCGTGACGTCATCACTCACCAGTATATGTCACGTTGTTGTTCCAACGAGTTTGCGCTCAGTCTAGCAGCGCAGCTTGACGGTGACTTCCAGCCCGACGACACCGGCGTGTTTACCGACACCGCCAACTACACCGAGCTGATCGGTGAGTGCACCAATCTCAGTGTCGGTTACGAGCATAACCACGGTCCGCGTGAGGTTCTCGACGTGGCCCACCTCAAGCGTTTGCGTCAGTCGTTGATCGACCTTGACGTGTCCAAGCTTGAGTTCAAGCGTGAGCCGGGTGAGCAGGACCCAAACGACTATTACTCCCACTATGCAGGCAACAACTACGCCCACGCTTACGGTGGAGGTCATGGGTTTCCCGACTCCTTTCCGTTCGACGTTGATGACGACGACGATGTTTACTCTGCTCGTTATGGGGCATCTGGAACACCGTTGAGCAAGCGATACGACTTTGGTGATGCCGTCAAGGACTATCCGGGTATTGCTGCTCGTCTGCTCGAAGAACTCGGCATCGAGTTTGACGAGTTCCGTGCCCACGTCTTTGCCTTCACCGGCAATCTTCTGCCTGAGAATGGGAGTGAGGGCTAATGATGGCACTTGTTGATTGGCTAGAAACCGGCTCCGAGTGGGCCGGTACAGAGGGCTGGTCTGGAGAAGGCTGGTATGTTATCGACATGAATGGCATTGTTGCCGGACGTTTCGATGATGAAGGTGAGGCAATGTGGTGGCTTGATATGTCAGTTCGCGTTGCCTAGTAACTACTATCTCTCGATAGGAGGACAATATGGCACATAAACAACTGTCGAGAGATACATTGCGGAGGCGTATGCACCGCAACCCGATACGACTACCAGCTAACAAGCAAATGGAGGACAAACGCCGCAAGGTTGACGTCAACCTTGCAAATAAGGACATGAAGTATGAACATCTTCGTGACTGACTACAACCCATATCACTCGGCAGCAAACCTAGATGACTCTCGTGTAGTCAAAATGTTGTTAGAAAGCATCCAAATGCTTTCTACATATGCTCACCTCGATGGGCATACGATGAAATACAAGCCTACTCACCAGAACAACGGCCTGATCCGTTGGCTTCGCAACGACAAGAACAACTTCTACTGGCTTGTGGCTCACGCTTACGGCCTCAAGTCCGAGTACACCGAGCGTTACGACCGTATCCATGCTTCCGAGGATATTCTCTGGGAAATCATGCAGATTTACGGTTACCAGAAAGCTGAACCTATCGCATTTCTGAACAAGGCTGCGAATAAAGAACATAACATGGACTACACCCATATCAAGGATGTAGCCACTGCCTATCGTATCTACCTCTCGGCTCGCTGGGAGAAAGCGATTGTGCAGCACGCCGATAACCCCCGGAAGAAACTGCCCAAGTGGACGGGCCGACTTCCCCCTGATTGGTATATTGAAAGGAAGAACGTATGAGTATTGACGTTACGAAACCGCTCTACCTTGATGGTGAGCGTGTGTATCTGGTTGGTAATGGTACTCGCCACACTGGTGAGTCCAATGAAGATTTCTGGGCCAGAATGTGGCTAAAGCCCGATGGGTATATCAACGTATCCAAGCTCAAATACAATGGCCCCAACTCACAAGGTGCTGGTAGCACATTCTACCGCGAGAATGGTAGGGTTTGTACCATTTCTCAACTCAAGGGCACTCTCTCTAACTCTCCGAAGGATAACGACATGGTTGATTTCACCAAGGCTCTGACTGTTGGCAACAAGGATGCCAAGATTATTCACACGTTCGACAATGGTAACATTGCTGTTGTTGTGGATGGTAGGCAGAGCATCTACACCTACGATAACCGGGGCCGGTATTTGAGCGGCGACCAATATGGTCTTGGCGCAGTCACTCTCAAGAACAAGGTCGAGGTCACGACTCGATACGTGAATGTGTACCCGGAAGGTACTGCTATGGGTAGCAAGATTTATATGTACAATACGGCTGAGGGTGCCAAGTCTGGTCTTGGTGGTTCTCGTGAGCGTGGAACGGGCTTTACCGTCAAGCAGACGCTCCATGACGGCAAGGTTGTGAGTACCGAAATTGTCGACGGCTAAGATACTGCACGAGAACAACTGCCGTGGGGTCCAATATCAGTTTACTGATGGGCCTCGCGTCTGGACCGAGTACCAACGTCGTGGTCTGGTCGTAGGCGGTGAGCTTCATGGCAAGCGTCTCACTCACCAAGATATAGCGGAAACCGATTGGAAGGACCGCTACTATCGTTACAACAACTCAGGCTCGCGTTCTCCCGAGCCTTTTGTATGGGTATTCATCTGATGGAAAAGCTGATTGGTTTGACCTTTGATCGGGTCACGCAGGGCGACGACGCCATTGAGTTCTATCAAGGTAGCTCAAAGCGTTTCAGCCTGCATCACGAGCAGGATTGCTGCGAGAATGTGTACGTCGAGGACGTAGTAGGCGACCTTGACGATCTTGTGGGTACTCCCATTCTTTTGGCTGAGGAAGCCTATGAAAATGGTGATGGTAACGAGTGGGGTTCCTCCACTTGGTCTTTCTACAAATTGGCAACAGTCAAGGGCCACGTCACCATTCGGTTCTACGGATCGAGCAACGGCTACTATGGTGAGACTGCCAACTTGTATCAGTACGATGCTAATGGTCAAAGGATTTGGTAATGGTTGACATGACTCCAGTTACGAGCAGCAACATCGAGGCTATCGGTTACGATCCCGATGCTGAACAGCTTTTCGTGAACTTCAAGAACGGCACGAGTTACCGTTACGACGGCGTGCCCCAGCACGAGTACAACAGTTTCCGGTTCGCTGGCTCTCACGGTCAGTACCTGAACGTGTTCATCAAGAACAACTATGCCTATACTCAGCTTTAGGCAGAAGCCGCCAGCACTCTTGTTGGCAATCCTATTGCTCATAGCTTTGGGAGTAAGTCTATGTTTGAAGTCGATGTAGAGCGTGAGTTTACCCGTCATGTCATCACAGGCTGGGAACTTACCCAGCCTGACGGTGGTGGAATGGGTAACGACGTTATCGGTATTGTCCGTGATGAAGCTACTGCCAAAGAATGGGTAGCTAAGGCTGGCTCATGGCCTCGTGATTATCGAGAGTTCCGCAAGGAGTTCTTGGTAGCCCATTCGATTGAGGCACTGGATAACCTCAAGATCGAGCAGCGAAAGGCTGCGGCACTCGCTAAACTCACCCCCGGTGAGAGAAAGTTGTTGGGATTATGAGCAAGGTTCTAGTTAAGTTTCAGAAAGATTGGGCCGACGAGTTCGACGTGTACGGCTTCAAGATTTTCGACTCACTAGCTGAGTGGGAAGCTACGGCTGACGCAGGAGCAGACAGTGAGTATTACTTTGGCACCAACGAGGGTTGGGATGCTGGAGATTTCAGTGAGTCTGACTTCAAGGTTCAGGCTATTGGTGACGCTGAGGCTGCGGACATTATCGCAGTACTTGGGCGTCAGTATGGGCACTTTCCCTTTTAAGGATTAGGTTATGAGCCTGCGTATGTATTGTATTGTTGCGAGAGACTCGCTTAAACTCATGAATGGGAATAGAGGCAAGCTTGCGGCGCAGGCTGGTCATGCCTATCTTCATGCGTGGTGGGATTCATTCACTCGCTTCAATTTTGATTACGGGGTTTCGGCTAGTAAGGTTCCTGCTCTTGTTTACAAAGCCTCTGGACGCGCCACCAAGGTTTGCCTAGTGGTTGACACTGTGGATGACCTCAAGGCTCTGTACGAGGCTTACAGGCCGATCTGTGGGGTATCTCTTGTGACAGATGCAGGTCTAACCTGCTTCGATGGCCCCACAACCACCTGTTTGGGTATCGGCCCCATTGCCGAGGACAAGGTTGACGTCAACCTTAGCAGCTTGAAGGTGTTGATATGACCAAGATTTATCTTCTTCGTAAGCCCGATTGTTGGCTTAGTGGTCCCCCGACTGATAAAGTAGTAGCGACCCACTATGTCGGTGCACCCTACGAGGACCCCGGCAATCTCAATAAGGCTCGCACTTTCAAAACCGCCAGTGCTGCTCGTCGAACCAATGAGTTCAAACATTGGGGATACACTGAGGTGGTAGAGGCTCAGATCAGGATTGAGTTGCTATGAAAAAGCTAGTTCTTCTGCTCCCCTTTCTGTTGCTTGTAGCGTGCGTTGATAGCGATTATGAGCGTACAGTATGTGAGTCAGCCACACAGGGGTTGAGAAATCAGCCTGAAATCAACAATGATTGTCGTCAAGAATTGTGGCGAGCGCGGTTCCAATCGGCACACCGAACCGCTCAACACTATAGGGACATGCCACGATGAAACCCCAACCACTGATGGTCACAATCGCTCAGTATGTCATCCTTGTCAGTGTTTCAGCGACCCTTTTCTCGTTGGTTGAGGGTCGTTCGATGGGAGACTCACTCTGGTGGTCAGTCGTGACCGCCATGACGGTTGGATATGGTGACATTTCACCCGTCACCATCTGGGGGAGGCTGCTGGGTGTCATTGAAATGACGGTTGTGCCGCTCTATATTATTCCTAAGATCGTTGCCTATGTACTGGCAGCAGTCATCAAGGATGAACACAAGTTCACCCACGACGAGCAAGAGGAAATCTTGGCTTATGTTAGACGCAATCAAGGAAAAGCTTGACCGCATCGCTGCGGCACAGAGCGATTGGAAGGTTCACAACCGACGCAAGTTTCCCAAAAAGGCAATCGACCGTGAGGTTGAGTGCGACACGGACAAACTTTACCATCCTGACTTGAATGTCACGATCCAGTACCTATCTGAGATTAAGGCACAATACCCGACTGCTTCTCTCGAAGAGAAGTGGACAGGGTACGAAGATATGTACATGCGTTTCACGTATCGTGATGATGAGACGGATGAAGAATATGACCGCCGGTTATATTTCATCGCTAACACGGAAGAGCGTGAGCGAGTTGCTCGTGACGAACATCGTCGCAAGGAAGCTATTCGTAACAAGATCAGAGAGTTGCAGAAGGATTTGTAAGATGATCGACCAAGTTAATGCACTTATCGAGGCTCGTAATCTGTTGAATACCGGTCTTGGTCGGGTTCAGCCTCTCCTGACCGATCAGAGCATCCCGCTCGATGATCGCTGGGACGCCTACACCAAGCTTGTTGAGAACAACATTCTCGTCAAGGATGAAATCTATGGCGACGGTATGCTTGGCAATGTGTTCGACCGTAATCGAGTATCGTTGTACGATGACTTCTATATGGATCGTGGTCAAAATCTCGATTACCCTGAGTTGTGGGAAATGATGATCGACAACGACGATGGTGAGCGTGACGTCTATGCAGATGTTGATCTTCGCAACAAGTGGCGCGAGCTAGTTCTAGCTTCGGGTTACTCTAGCTTCACCCATGATTGGTGATTGTAATAATATTACAATCCAAAAATTAGCAAAAATTTTTACGGAGATTTCAAGATGACCGATTTGAACGCAGTTTATGCAGCACAGCTTAGCCGTAACGCTCAGGACATGGGCCTTTCGGGCAAGACCAAGGCTGACAAGATCGACAACACTCAGCTTCTGGCCGACACTGGCCTGAGCATCGTCCACGTCAACAACATCGGTGATGATGACAAGCCTCGTTCGATGACTATCGCCTACAAGGGTTCGGATCGTCTGGTCGAGATTGCCACGTCTGTCACCCACCCGCAGGATCGTTTCTGTCGTAAGATTGGAACCAAGTTGGCCGTCGAGAACTTTCAGGCTGGGAAGAAGGTCCGCATTGCGGTTCCGATCTTCTGGCAGGGCCAGTTGAACGACTTCGTTAAGACCCTGTTCGCTATTGCATAAGGAGAAACAGATGGAAAAGCAGCGTGAGTTGAATGCAATGGTGTCGAAGGTCTTGAGTGACCTCGCTGCCTGCGAACGTTTTGCGGATGAACATAAGCTCAGCTTCTCGTTCAGTCCTGCCTACGGAATGGGTGGTCACTACTACGGCGACCCCGAAGATCGTTATAGCCCTTACGGTGATGAGCCGGAAGGTTGGTCCCCCTCAAGTCAAGGATGCTAAGATGGGGTACTGGGATGGTGATTTTGGAAGGAGTAATATAATGCCTACTAAGAGTTTAGCCGAAATCGAGAACGATATTGCCGCCCTGCAAACGCAGGCAACCAAGATGCGGAACGACGCCAAGGCACTCGCCAAGCCTCGCCTTGACGAAATCAAGGCTCAGGTCGAGGCTCTGATTACTGAGGCTGTGGATATTATTGATGCCAATGGTATCTACGACTTTAATGTCGTACTGAAACCTGATAAGGGCCGTACTTATTACGGGGCGGATCGGCTCAGCTATTCCTATGGCCAATTCAAGGGTGATGGTCCTAATTGGGACGTGTCTGCTTGGGAAGCTTCGTAATATGATCTTGTTCGTAGGGAGCGTGGCCCTTAACACGTACTTCGATTGTGGTACGCCTCGTGATGTGGACTTGATCGCTCCCTACGACGAGGCACTGCAATATCTGTTGGACAAGGGGTGCGAACAATTGCACCCCACCGACGAGGGCAAGAAACTGTTCGGACGTGACAGCACTGGCCTTCGTTACGAGATTGAGATTGCTTGGGAAGGCACAACGGGCAAGGCTCTGCTTGACCTACTTGACGAGTCACGACTTGTGGGTTACGATGGTGGGTATATTGCACCGCTCGACGTGCTTTACACGCTCAAGATGAGCCATCGCTACAAGCGTAACAGTCCACATTTTCTCAAGACCCGTGGTGATATTCTTTCCATGCGGTTGGAGGATGTTCAAATCTTCAACGAGGATTGGTACAAGGCACGCATGGCCGAAACCTACTGGTACGAGCATCCCGATCTGACCCGCACCAAGGAACAGTTTTTCGTGGATCAGTACAAGTACGATCACGATACCATTCACGAGGCGGTGGCCTTGTATGGCCAGCCTGCCTACACTATGTACCAACGTGAGGGCGCTCGTGGTGTGTCATGCAGCAAGGATATGTTCTTCAACGTTGTCAACGAGGACGTTCGTATCGCTGGTGTCCTTGAGGAAGCATCCGTACTCGCCCTTGAACGCAGCCTGATCCCTCACCCCGGTGTTAAAACCGAGCAGGAAGCATTTGACTTTGCACTGATGAAGGTATGCACGAGCATCACGAGCGGCTGGTTCCGTGAGTATGCTTGGGAACACTATGGTGCAGTCAGGCGTAAGTTCCAACAACGCGAAGTTGGCTTGCTCCAGCTTCTGAGCGATGGATTGGAGGCAGGCATTGTCCGTGAGAGTGCGACAATATCAGCGTGAAGCAATCCTCTCCCGGCTGTGTTCCTACATAGGTTCAGCCGAGGGAGAGGTTTGGAACCGCATTCAGAAATCATTCGATCAAGCAGAAAGGATACGACGTGAAGCTTCTAATTGATTTTGAGTCTCGTGGTGGTTCGACCGGAGGACATGATCCCAATGACTCGTGGAGCCGTGACTCTACGTGGACCGAATGGACCGCTCCGAGTACCGCGCAGCTTGTTGACGAGAGCCGTAGTGGTTTCTACGTTACGGATACCGAAGAAGTCGGTGACGATATCCACATTGGTGATACGATCTATATGGTTTGGGTTCAATACTCGACCGGGGATAGTTTCGGACGTGACGAGGGTGCGTACCACGAGATTATCGGGCTGTATAAGACGGCTGAGTTGGCCAACAAGGCTTGCAAGGCTATCGAGGATGATAGGAATAAACCTTATGAGTTTGGTGATGGTGGCAATCGGTGTGAGGTTCCTACCTTCGATGGCAGTGGTACTCGTCCTGTAGCTACCTTCTCGTGGAAGGGTTACTTCGAGAGCCTCGACCGTGTTGACGTTGATGTTTTGAGGGTTATTTAATATGCCAATGTCGGACGCAATGCTTGCTGCTATGAGCAGCACCAACCCACTCGCTGACAAGATGATTGACCAGCGAGTGACTATCCGCTCACTGCAAAGCCAAGTTATTCAGCTTAGTGGTGAGTTAGACGGTAGCGAGCGCACCGTTCGTAACATGCAACATTCATTAGACCTTGCAAATGCAGAAATTGCACGACTCAGGAGTTTGACATAATGATTATCGCAGACGCAAAGACTGACGTTCAGACCACCAACATCGGTCAGACTGCACAGGCCACCATCAAGGCCAGTGCCCGATTGTTCAACTTCTTCTCGGACATGATCTATTCCGATAAGTACGTTGCTATCTGGCGAGAGCTTGTGGCCAACGGTATGGATGCACACGTTGCAGCCGGTCGTGCCCATCGACAGATGATCGTTACGCTTCCTACCGACTACACTCCGTATGCCAAGGTGCGTGACTTTGGTACTGGCATGAGTGAAGTGTTCCTCGTGGGTGATCCTGACAAGGGTATCCCATCGAAGTTCATGGCTTACACTGATGCTTCCACCAAGGAGAACTCGAACGATTTCATCGGCGGGTTCGGTATCGGTTCCAAGGCACCGCTTAGCTACACCGAGCAGTTCGCCATCCACTCTTATCAGAATGGCATCTGCAAGATTTACTCGGTGTACAAGGACGAGGAAGGTTGTCCGCGTATCACCAAGCTGGCCGAGAACATCACCGATCAGGATGATGGTATCGAAATCAGCTTCCCGGTTGAGGGCAAGGACGTGCAAGCGTTCCGTGACGCCGTGCCTGACACTCTGCGTTATTTCAATCCTCAGCCCGCTTTGGTCAATAGTGCCACGCCCTTGACTCCGCTGGAGTACACGGTTCGGACTGCGACGTGGGGCTTCCTCAAGGGTGCAGCCACTTCCCGGATCGTTCAGGGTGGTATCGCTTATCCGATTGACAAGGGCAGCGTCAAGGAGATTGACAGCTTCCTTGACTTTGGTATCGACTTCTTCGTGCCGATTGGCTCTTGCTCAATCGCACTCAGCCGTGAGCGCCTGTCCTATGACGACCGAACTATTCGAGTACTCAAGAGTCTGGTTGACGCTATTCGGCCCGACATTGAGAAGCACGTTGCTGAAATGTTCACCAACTGCAAGACGCGGTGGGAAGCTGAGGAACTGTATGCAGTAGAGTCTGCTGTTCCTAACCCGATGCGTCAGCAGCTTATCCGTCAGTACGCCTCGTGGCGTGGGCACAAACTGATTGGTGCATTCCGGTTCCGTGACATTCCCCGTAAGCTTACGGAGAAGCTCCAGCTTGGGTTGATTACTACCAATCGCTATGCGAAGTCCAACTACGGTATTTGGACCGCTGGTACGGCTAGTCCGACGCTCAGGGCTTGGTATCATGCTGACATTCATCCGAAGGATATCCAGTGCATTCTCATTGACGATGGTGCCAACAAGCCCATCATGCGGATGCGTCGGTTCTTCGATGAAAACGACATTGGTGCTAAGGGCGTGATGATCTTGCGTCCGCAGAACAAGGTCGAGGTCAGTAAGACCGAGTGGCTACGACTCATTGCATTTCTTGGCCGTCCAAACGTCAAGCTCTTGAGTGAGTTCGAGCCGATGGAGGCCGCTAAGTATCAGGGTGTCAAGCGTGCTGAGAAGGTGCGTGCATACAAGTCCAGCACGTACAACCCGCCCAGCCGCAAGAGTACGTTTGTTGACACGGTGCCTGCCACTGGTGGTTACTACATGACCATGAACACGTTCCATGTCGATGCTGGTCAGGCGAGCATGGATGAACTGCGTGCTTCTGGCTTGAAGGTTGACGAAATCTTCTGGTTCAACCAGAGCGACTTCAAGGTCATCAAGGACAACCCGTTGTGGAAGCCTGCCAAGGTTGCCTATGAGGCGGCTGTCATCAAGTACAAGGCTGACCATCCCAATATGTGTCTGGCTCAGGCTATGTATCGGTTCAAGAACGGAGCCAATGGTTACACCGAGGACTATGGCTGGCGCTTCGTTGAACTAATGGGTATGCTTGGTGATGCTGCCCCCAAGCGTGGTGCAATGTATCAGCTTTACAAGCTGTACGACACCGTGAGTGGTGAGTTTAACTACAACGACGTTGCAATGCGTAACCTGTTGAAGCTGGACTCTACCAAGGAAGGGAACCAAATCAGGGAGCTGTTCGCTAAGGCTAAGGCAGACTACCCTGAGTTGTGGGTTCTGATTGGTCGCCGCCAAGGTAGTCCCGACGTGGACCTGCTCTCTGTTTATCGTAAACTTATCTAAAGGACAATCACATGATCGCTTCTATCGTAAATACGACCGGTGCTACCCTCGTTATCGGGGGTGACTCGTTCACCGTACGCCGTGACCACGTATCGTATCCCTCGATCATCGAGGAACTGAACGGCAACCGCGATCCGGCCAAGCTTCGCAGCTTGCTGGACGTCAAGCAAGCCATCAATACCCTGACCGCAGGTAAGGTCGAGGTTCGTGACGACAAGCTGTACCTCAATGGTGAGCAGGTCACGACGGGTCTGGCCAAGCGTATCATCGAGTTGGTCAAGGCCAATGAGAATGGTTTGGCGAAGCCGTTGATTGCGTTCCTTGAGAACGTCGCCAACAATCCTAGTTTCCGCGCAGTCCGTGGTCTGTACGATTGGCTGGAGAAGTCGGACCTTCCGATCACCGATGATGGTTCGTTCATCGCTTGGAAGATCGTTGGGCCTAACTTCATGGACCTGTACTCGGGCAAGTTCGACAACTCGCCGGGTAAGGTGGTCGAGGTCAACCGTAACGAGGTTGATGAGGACCCGAACCGCACCTGCTCGCATGGCCTCCACTTCTGTTCGACCGGCTACCTGCCACATTATGGTCGTGCAGAGGGTAACAAGGTTGTGATGGTCAAGGTGGACCCGCGTGATGTTGTGGCGTTCCCGAACGACTACAACACGGCCAAGGGTCGTGCTTGTAAGTACACTGTGCTGTCTGAGGTCAACCGCGAGACGTGTGCTGACGACATTGCTGGTGTGCAGATCATCCCGGTTACGCCTCCCACCCCTCAGAAGCGTACGGTATCTCACATGGAGGTCAACCAGCGTGGTGCGGTGACGATTAACTTCGATGATGGCAGCGTGTTCGTCAGCCGTGTGCCTGCACTCGGTGACTATGACGTGCAGGAGGTCGATGGCAAGGTCAAGCTGATGCCTTCGGGCCGAACCATCAACGTTCCGGCGTAACTTACTAGGGGACCTTCGGGTCCCCTTCTCTTTTCAAGTGGAGTTTCTGATGCAAGTTGAAGTGTATCCTATCGTCTATGATGGCGACAAGTCGAAGCTTCCTATTGTCCGCAACAAGGACGGTCAGGAACTCGTGCTAATTAGTAGCGATGCCTGTGTTGATGATGACATGCTGCGTGCATTCATCATTGCCCGTCGCTGGGGTGTTCAATGGGTCGAACTGCGATCAGAAGTAGTTCGTGACGAAGTTGTGTGGAGGAATGTATGACCAAGATCATTCACGTTAACCGTCAACACATTGCAATGAACGCTAAGGACAGTGGTAATCGTCCGGTGTACACAGTCAAGGATGGAAAGGCTACTCGCTATGCCCGAGAAGTACAGATTATGGGTCCCTCTCGTCTTGTATATTCGGGCGAACAGCTTAGTTGCGGGGCTCGTGCTTGGATCGAAACCGATGCAAGCATTGTTCTGATAGATGAAATGACTTTTACGGAGGCCCGAAATGCTGCGTGATCTAGAACTGATTGACAAAGAGAAGCTGGTTGACACTCTGATGCAGATGAACCGAGGTGCACTTGCTTCGGGTCACAATGAGTCGGACCCTGACCAAGCTACTAAGATTTACGCTCAGGCTCATGCCTTTCAGATGATATCCGATATGGCTATCGCTGGTATGTTTGATCTTAATCCCGGTGGAGTTACGAATTAAGATAGTGGATCATATTCTGTAGTGTCTGTGGATTGTCTTTGATTAGACCCAAGGCCATATTGCACTGAGAACACAAAAGACCACGAACCTTGCCGGTCGTGTGGCAGTGGTCAACGTGAGGGGTTTTGGTGAAGGGGCTGTTGCAGGTTTTGCAACGGCCCATTTGCATAGCCTCCATCAGCTTTAGTTGCGTTACTGTGATCCCGTACTTTTTAGCACGAAAATGTGCTGTGGTTTTTGCTGCGTGCTTTTCAGGGTTGGCTTTCTGCCACGCCTTTACACGGTTGCGGTTAGCTTCGGGGTTCTTTGTTCGCTGGGCAAGTTTACGATCATAGTCACAAGCTATGCACTTACCGTTACACACTAAACGCTCAGAGTAGTGACCATTTCTACACACCTTGCCTGTGCAGTAACGTTTAAGACCCTGCTCTCGGGCATCTTGTCGCTGTATAATCATCATCATGGTGGTATAACCATCTAACAGGAGTATGTCAATGACTAATATCACTTCGCTTCGTCGTGAGCTTGGACTTAACTCCCTGCTTTCTTCACTAGACTCCAATCCAAAAGTTGCTAAGAACAGCAAGATCGGCGTTAGCACAGCAGTCCTACACTTGGCACCGGCACGGCTTAGTGGTTATGAGACTTGCCCCGGTCGTTCGGATGGTTGCACACAAGCTTGTCTGCACTACGCTGGTTCACCAGCTTACTACGACAACAAGACCAAGGCTCGCATCAATAAGACCAAAGCCTTGTTTGAAAAGCGACAGGCATTTTTTAACCTTCTGGCTCTTGAACTTCACGCCCACCACCTTAAATGTGAAAAGACCAACATGGAGGCTGCGATGCGATTAAACGCAACCAGCGATATCCGGTTCGAGTCTTTGCGGTTCGACCTGTATCCATGGGTACAGGAGAAGATTGGGCGTGAGGGGAACAACATCATTGACTTGTTCATTGATACCATTCGTCCATATGACTACACCAAAATCTTTAACCGGAGAGTACCCGATGGATATCACCTCACTTACAGCCTTTCCGAAAAGAATGTGGACCAAGTATCCCGAGTTCTCGCTACTGACGCTAATGTTGCTGTCGTGTTTGGTGATCGGCTCCCTGCTGAATACCTTGGTCGGCCAGTGATTGATGGCGACGAACATGATTACCGTCCTAGCGACCCCACTAAGGTAATTGTCGGACTCAAAACTAAGGGGGTGAAGGGACGCCAAGATGACTCAGGCTTCGTTGTCCTCCTATGATGATATCAAAAGTTACATCAGTCAGGGACTAACGATCAAATCCATTGCAGAGCGCGCCGGTATGAATGAACTGGCGGCTCGCCGTCTGGTTCTGAAACTTAGTCCCAACTACAAGGGCACAGTAGTTGATACGACACCCTATGGTATGGATCAAGAGTCCATTCACCATAGGGTACAGCTAGGCTCGTTCCTATATGACTTGCGTACCACCTTGAAAGGTGATCGTACTGCTATTGCACGACTTGTCGGCTTGAATATACGTGAACAGATAAGAGCCGAGCAAAGGCCATACGATCACAACTGGTCTATCTCTCAGATGCAGAGACTAGCCAAGGCTACTGACCAAACATTTCAGGAGTTATTACATGCCATCAGCAACTAAGCTCGCATCAGATGTTTTACATTATTGGTATTACATGACCAAATACCGTGAGGCCACCACGATGGTGTCTCAGCGTTACGTTCTCGAAATTGAGATGGCTCAGTTCATGACTGATGCTACTCACCCACCAGTTATCCGGTTGCTCTCTGCGTTCATGGACAAAGAGAAGCGCCTTCTCGGTATCATTCCCAACGACATCGCTTAATCAAGGATCATTTATCATGGCTACCAATCTCAAGCAGACGCTCGCCCTCGATATCGCTCGCTCCAAGCAGACGGCTGACGCCGCTGCTCTGGACTACAAGGAGTTGACCACCAGCCTCGCTACGTTGGTGGGAGACGCTGGTGAGACGTTCGCCACCGATCTGGGTGACGTTCAGGTAACGCAGCGTACCTCGGATCGAATTGGTGACGACCTCGTTGTATCTTTCAACAAGGACAAGTTTCTCCAGCTTGACCGCCGCGCTCAGAACCGTCTGATTAACAGCGGCCTTGTGACCATCGACCGCAAGGTGGTGGCGGGTCAGGCTCCCCGTGTCGTAGTGAGGTTGAACAAATGATCTACAACCAACATTTTCTTTCTCACACCATAGCTAACATGGCTTACGAGTCGTTAGCCAAGGACCTGAATTGGGAGCGTAGAGATACGGCTCCCCGTTCGGAGTACTGGACCAACATCTTCGACCAAGACTACACCTATGGGCGTGGTAATGGTCAGAGAACCTACGAGTCACAGCCTCGACATTACTGGATCGAGTACATCGACGCCATGTTGAGGTCATTTGTGTCCAACGAGTTGCTCATAGCTTATGAGCCTTACTATGAGGGTTGCTTCCTCAACAAGTATGAGGACGGCAGTGACGCCCTTGGGTGGCACGCTGATGATGATCCGGGTATCGACCACTCACGACCCATTGCGGTTGTGACGCTGGGACAGGCTCGACGCATCCAGTGGAAAAAACAGGCTTCGGGTAGCCATCCCTCGGAACAACTGCTGGAGCATGGAAGTTTGTTTCTTATGCCTGCGGGTTTCCAGCAGACGCATTACCACCGTATCCCGCGTGACCTGAGTGCAGACGGCACTCGCATTTCTCTCACTTATCGAGGACTATTATCATGATTAAGACTATCATTCTCAAGTGGCTCGGCAGCAATCTCGACAACCTGATTGGCTTTCTACAGGACCTTGACAAGTCGCTCGACGGCTACGTTGACAAGCAGATGGAGCAGGACGCTCAGCTTGACGCGGAGCGGGTTCGGATCGAGGAAGATCAGCGACGAGTCCGGGCCAACGCAGCGACCGCCATCAACCTCAAGGGCGGGCTTCGCGGTATCACTGAGGGCAAGACTGTTGAGCGGTAATACAACCGACGTAAAGGGCCTCGACGGGGCCCTTTATCGTATCCCGAGCAACCAGCTAGAGGATTGGGATAGCTGGTTGGATATCTGTGGTCTGGTAGGACGCTGGGCCGCACCACCTTATGCGGAGAAGATTGATGCCGAGTGATGCTACCTTGATGGAGGACTACCAATTCTTCCGTGACACCAGTAATGGTCTGGCTCTAGAGCTAGAGCGTCGTGGTTACACTGGCTACTACATTCGTGGTGGTTCCGGTGAGAAGAAACCGCTGGACCCCACCACTCGACCCACTGAGTTTGTCTGGGATAAGAACGATGGCAATCAGTAGTTCGGACCTCGCCATTGCTATTGGTGAGGACGCTTTCAATGCTGGATGGGAAGCTTGTATGGCGTATCGGGAAAACCACTACAGTGATCCTTATCAGAACTTACACGCATTGAATAAGGCATGGGACGAGTATGTCCCACCGGCTGAACTCTGTGGAGAGGATTTCTGATGGCCTATCAGACACTAACCCTAGCTGACTTTCAGACTACCCCTCGGGGTGTGGATGCCAAGTTCAATGAGGTTCTGTCTCTGCTACCAACACTAACCCCTCGTGGCCCTTGGCTTGCGGGGGGTTCTGTGCGTAAGTACATGAGCGGGATACAGAACAAGGCTGACTACGATATTTTCTTTCGGGATCAGGCACAGTGTGACACCTTCTGTGTCGATCTGCTGAACCTTGGCGCAACAGAACTTGGTAAGAACATCTTCAATCGCATGTTCAACCTTCATGGATTTGCTATTCAGGCTATCCACCACGAGTTCAGAAACACACTGATTCAGACTATGGATCGGTTCGATATGACCATCTGCCAATACGGTTTTGATGGGACCAACCTTGTCTGGTCTAATGAGGCCAAACAGGACGTGGACAACGGCACACTCCACTTCCTCAAGACAGAGGACCCCGTTTACAACCTGAACCGAGCGTTCAAGTATGCCACCGAAGGCTTCAAGCCTGCTGATGGTGAAGTCAAGAAAGTCCTTGAACGCGTAGCCAAGGGTAAGGCAAGCGTCAAGGGTGGCCGCAAGATCAGTGGCGCTGGTAGTGGCAACGTAATTGTGCAGGTTGATGACACGTTTATGCCCGGTGGTGGTGCGGCTTACATTGCTAAGGCAATAGCAAGTAACCCAAATATTGTTCAGAAAGTGTTGAGTACTTAACATGGTATCAGATGAAGATGCAAAGAGACTTGCTCGTGCAGTCTTATCGAACTTTACCCGCATTGATGACTCGGGTAAGAACGCTTACGAGTATTGCAAGTTTTGTGGTACTCGTGCACCCATTGATTGGGACACATACCATTGGTCAGGCTCTGGACTTCCCCATGGGACTGACTGTGTAACCCTAGTAGCGAAAGACGTATTGACATGAAGTTTGAACCCCGCCCACACCAAGAAAGCGACTTGATCTTCGCCGCTGGGCGGGATCGTTCCGTCAATCTATCCGAGCCGGGTACTGGCAAGACGCCTACAGCGTGCGCTCTGACTGAGTGGCACGTCGCCTGCAATGGTAACAAGGTGATCTGGGTCCAGCCCAACTCTCTGCGAAGGAAGAACCGTAATGAGCTTCTTAAATTCTGTAACTTCGAGCCAGAAGATGTGGAGATTCTTGACAAGGCGCAGGAGACTCTTGGTAAACGTAAAAGGCTCGATGAACCTCGTGCTGATCCCGACACTGGCTTTGTTGACTACATCGGAACAAGCGTTGCTAAAGTATTCGTCGTTGGATACAAGTTCTTCTCCCGTTATTGGGAGCGCCTAGTCGAGTGTCACCCTGACCTACAGGTTCTGATTGGTGACGAGCCTCACCTTCCCGGTGGTTGGACAACGCACGACAGTGCGAGTACACGAGCCATGTTCGGGTTTTTGCGACACGCCAAGTATTTCTACCCGATGACGGGTTCACTCATTAAGGGAAAACTATCCAATGCCTACCCGATCATCGCAGCCATCGAGCCACGTTACTATGGGTCTTTTAACGGGTTTATCCGCCAGCACGCTGGTTTTGTTGACGATTATGGTCGCGTGTTGCAGTGGGTGAACGAGGATAAGGTCACTGAAATCCTGCAGGAGATTGGTGTCCGACATACGTTCGAGGAAGTGTACGGGAAACAGGCTCGTATCTATGAGACTGAACTCGTTGAAATGGGACCACAGATGTATGCTGCATACCGAGAGTTTGAAGAAATGGCAACACTTGAGTTGGAGAACAGTTTCCTTGATGGAAGTTCTCCCGGAGTGGCTGCTATCCGTGCTCGACAAATACTTGCCCATCCAGAGACATTGGGGATTGCAGGTTATAATGAGGTCTGTGGAAAAGACGAACGACTTAGCATCCACGCAGCCGATCACGTTGATGGGGGAGGACTTCTCGTATTCGCCGCACTCATTCCCGAAGTTGAGCGATCTGCACAAGTCTTGCGCGATGCTGGACTTCGAGTTGGGATCATTCACGGTGGAGTACCAACTGAAAAGCGATCCGACATTGACGAAGCATATCAGAAGGGGGACCTTGACGCCGTTTGTGCGACGACTGATACAGCGGGAGTGGGCTACAATTGGCAGCGAACCAAGACTATCGTTATTCCTTCTCTCAATTACGGAGACGACTCCCTAGAGCAAGCTATCCGTCGTGGCGAGCGTGCGCTTCGGGACTTCCCGCTGCGTATCATTCAGCTACAGTACGAGAATAGTATCGACCAACACGTCGAGAAGATCGTCAAACGTAAGGCAGAGCTAACAGCAATGGTGATGAACGATGTCTAGAACCACCGACAGACTGAACAAATATGGCGTTCAGATGGTTAGAGCTTATAGGGACAAGCACGTAGTTAGTCTCTTTGAGGCCCGTCAAAAGTGCATCGACCTCACTATCAGCGAGGCACTTGAGACGGCACATGGCTGGGAAGATTTGCTTGCCGTCATGAAATTTCAACACACATACTTGAGGTACACGATATGATGAACACCACTGCATTCCAGACCCTTTACGACGCCTTCGATAAGCTTGCTGACCAGTATGGTAACGAGGCTCGTGCCCTTGCGGCCAACTTCCAGAGCCGTGTCGAGGTCATCGCCAAGCAGCTTGAAGAGTCCGAGGACCTGACTCCCGAAGCCAAGACTTTCATCATGCAGAACTTTATGACCAAGATGGAAGCCATCGGCTAAGCCATATACCATATGTAGTGGGTGGGGGAGGTTAGGCATACTAATCTCCCCTTTCTTTTCTCTTATATATATTTTTTCAACATCATCCCTACGCGTAAAAAAATATATAAGTAATATACTTGTAAGGAAATAGGCATGAAATCCGTACACCAAATTCTGACCATCCAACACGGCTCCCACCTGTACGGTACGTCCACTCCTGCGAGTGATACCGACTACAAGGGTGTCCATCTGCCTTCGGGTCGTGGCATCCTTCTTGGGCGTGCTGAGGACGTGATTGATAGGGGCACAAACAATACATCATCCAAGAACACGGCTGAGGACACCGACTACCAGAGCTACAGTCTCCAGAAGTTTCTGATGATGCTTAGCAAGGGCGATACGGTTACCACTGAAATGCTGTTCACACCCTATCCAGAGCAGCAGGACGCGGCCATGTGGATGGATATCTACAACAACCGTATGCGGTTCTTGAACCGTGACTGCAAAGGTTTCGTAGGCTACTGCGTGAGACAGGCCGCTAAGTACGGCATCAAGGGTAGCCGGATGAGCGCTGTACAGAAGCTTCTCAGCTTTATGGGTGGTATGATCGCCTCTATGCCTCTGAATGCTTACCTAGATGATTTTAGGGAGTTTTGCGAGCGCGAGGACCACATGGACTTCGTGAATATTCCATCACCCAATGGTTCGGACCTATGGCACATCGAATGCTGCGACCGCAAGATGCCAGTGACCGTTACCGTTGCACAGGCTATCGCCGTGTACGAGAAGGTTTGGAACGAGTATGGCGCTCGCGCTCGTGCTGCCATGACCAATGACGGTATTGATTGGAAGGCAGTCAGCCACGCGGTTCGGGTTGCCCGTCAGGCTCTGGAACTGTTGCAGACCGGGATCATTACCTTCCCACGGCCCGACGCTGCCGAGCTTCTCCAGATCAAGCTGGGGCAACTCGATTACAACAGCTACGTCAGTCCGCTTCTGGAGGACCTTGTGGCTCAGGTTCAGGCATCGGATAGTATCCTGCCTGAGAAAACCGACCACGAGTTCGTGGATGCTTTCGTTCTGAAATATTATGAGGGACAGGTACGATGAGAGTTTTAGTTTGTGGATCGCGGGAGTTCGAGAACCTTGAGTTCGTAACCGAGATTCTCGACTACATCGCCGGTGACACACCCATCGACACTATCATCACTGGTGCTGCTCGTGGTGCTGACAATCTGGCTGAGCTTTATGCAGCAGCCGAAGGCATCATGGTTGACCGCTACCCTGCAAACTGGCGGCGTTATGGTCGTAGTGCTGGTCAGATGCGTAACCGTCAGATGCTTGCAGCTAGTAAGCCTGATCTGGTCGTCGCTTTCAAGGTGGCTGACGCACCGGGCAAGAACGTAGGCACCAATCACATGATCGCTATCGCCAAGCGAGCAGGTGTAACTGTGGAGGAACACTACAAATGATTATGCTACTCACACTGCTGTTCATCAAGCACTTTCTGGCTGACTTTCTGTATCAGCCTCCGTATCAGTTCATGAACAAGGGTACTTACGGACACCCCGGTGGCCTAGTCCACTCGGGTCAGCACGTTCTGTTGACGTTCCTGATCCTGATCTTTTTCGTGAACCTTCCTGCGGCTCTGCTAATCAGCCTTGCAGAGTTCGTCATCCATTACCATATGGATTGGTTCAAGATGAAATACAACAAGGCTAAAGGATGGGCAGCCACCACCCACAATCAGTTCTGGGTTCTGCTGGGTCTTGACCAGCTTGTTCACTCACTAACCTATGTAGGGATCGCAGGAGTATGCCAAGCACTTTCCTAATTTCGGATACCCACTTCGGGCATCAACTCATGTGCCGGGACAACAACCGGCCTTGGGATAACGTGGATGAAATGAACGAAGCCCTGATCGACAACTGGAACAAGACGGTTGGACCGTCCGATTTGGTTTACCATCTGGGCGACGTGGTGATGAACAAGCGGTACATCGCTCAGGTCATGCCACGTCTCAACGGTCGCAAGAAACTGGTCAAGGGCAATCACGACCTATTCAAGCTGGATGAGTACACGCCCTACTTCGAGGATATCTATGGGTGCAAGCCCATGCACGATCTGATCCTCACCCACATTCCGATCCACCCACAGGATTTGGGACGGTTCAGGGCCAACATCCACGGCCATCTGCATCACAAGGACATCCTCATCCAGAATAGCTGGGACAAACAATGGGTGCCCGACCTCCGCTACTACTCGGTCTGCGTGGAAAAAATTGACTACACGCCGATTTCTTATGAGGACGTACGGAACCACATCCTGAGTAGGACGTAGTATCAATATGCCACACGGTAAAATCTTCCTCGTGAATCGCTACAGCCGGGACATGCTCCGGAGAAGCCCCGCCACTCTCTTTGTCTTTGGTGACAATGTAAAACGGATTGGCTTAGGGGGGCAAGCGGCTGAGGCTCGCGGGGAACCAAACGCTGTCGGCATCGTTACTAAGATTGCACCATCCACATACATGACTGACGATCATTGGGATGTGGCCAAGCCCCTCGTTGTTGCAGCGTTTACTAGACTGGCTGACCACCTAGTGACGGGTTCTAATGTAGCTTGGCCAACGGATGGTGTCGGAACAGGGTTAGCGGAATTGCCACAACGCGCACCCGGTATTTACGCAGCTATCGAACGCTGTCGTGACTACCTCTTTCTAAACGTGGCGTCTCAAGTCGTACATTCAAACTCGTAAAAGGATTATCAATTATGCCTTCTATCCAAGAAACCATGGACGCCGCTCGCAACGCTTCGGCTAACGTTCCCGCCACTCAGGACGCAACCGGGACCGCACTCGCAACTTCGGCCCCTGCACAGCAGGACTTTGGCACGAGCTTCGACGACTTCCTCAATGGTGGTGGCCTGCGCCCCGACAAGTGGTTGCAGGTGAAGGATGCCGGTATCCGCATCGACCGTGACACTCGTGATTACATCAGCGAGTTCGAGGGTCTGCTTGACCTCTCGACCGTGAAGTTCTTCTGGGGTGCGCGAGCGGAGTTCGCAGGCAACAATGTGCAGTACGCCAAGTCGTACGATGGCAAGATCACCGACAAGGGTGAGAACTTCAACGCTGTCCTCGCTGAGTTCAAGGCGAACAGCATGAAGAACGCTGATCCGTATCGCGGTGCGGATATCCTGATTACTCTGGACGCTCCGCTCATGCAGGGCAAGACCGAGATTGAGGCTGGTACGAAGGTGGGTTACTCCACGTCGATCACCGGGTTCGCTCCGTTCCAGAGCTTCATTCAGTCGATGGTTAAGCAGGGTAAGGCCCGCTCGGTCAACGGCCAGATTGATGGCGAGGTGGTCCGAGTGAAGGTCACTCACCGCGTCGGTGTCAATGCGAAGAAGCAGGAGTACGGCATTCTTGACTTCGCTCTGATCGACGGTTAAGAACTGCTCACAGCTTCGGCTGCTCGGGGAACCCTTCGGGGTTCCCCTTTTCATATCGAGGACAATCATATGAACATCAACATCTTTGATTTCGATGGTGTGCTTTCTAGTCCCATCGAGGATGCGATCTTCCGCTTGGACGAACACCCCGACGATGATCTGTTCATCGCTGAGGGACGCAAGCGGTATGGTATCACCAACCTATCTGACCATGTGCGTCGTAACCGCCACCTGATCCTACAGGAGTGCCTGTACGAGCGTGGTATGTGTCCTTACGAGGGACCGCTGTTCCCTCTGCTGATGGAGAGCAAGGACCCCTTCTACGTGCTGACTGCTCGATCTGGCCCCGGTGCGGTGGCCCGAGTATCACAGTTTTTCGAGAAGCATGACAGACGCCCCGAGGAAATGTTCTTCGTGGGTCCGGTCAGCAAGACCCATATTCTGATCGACCTGTGTGACAAGCATGACGATCATACACTGACCTTCTATGACGACACGGCTCATCATATTGAGGCAGCAACCAATCTTGGATTGCCCAACCTCAATGTCAGCTTTGTGGACAATGATGTAAGCCGCTTGAAAGGCCGTGCTATTGGTGCCTACAAGTTCGAGTATGATCTTTTAGTCAAGCGAAATAGTCAGTGAAACCATCCCGAACCATCTGAGTTGGTCTAGTGAAACTCCTATATACTGATCGACTAACCGGAGAAAAGATTTGACCACTAGAGATTTCCACGCGGGAATGGGCCGCGCTGTCGCTGAACGAACTGTACTACGCAAGGTCCCAAAGAACCGGGACAATATCCAATTCATGATGATCGGTAAGGATGATCCCCAGCACGACGACATGGTTAACTATGCTCGCGTGAACAAGATTGACATGGAGATTGTGCCCGAGGGCAAGATTGCTCCGTTCGATTGGGAGTGGGAAACGTGGGGTGATGTTGCCGACCGCGTTGCTCTGGGCAATACCCTGCTGATCGAAGGTTGTGAGGACTATAATGTTTTCAACAAGCATCTTCGAGCCGCTACCATTCTTATGTCTGGTCGCCATCTACAGCATGGGGATCGCTCTCAGCCTGAGCGGAATCTTGAAGTATTCTCGAACTGCTCAACTGCTCCCGCTAGTTTTCTGCTCTTTTATCTTCTACTCAACGGCTCTGGCGTTGGTCGTTCATACGATGATGACGTTATGTTGGTCAATTGGGATCATAGCCCCAACATCCGGTGCGTGATCGACTCCAGCCATCCTGACTATGACTTCGTGCAGCACGAGTCGCTTCGTGACGCCAAGCACAAATATGGTAGTGGTGCCAAGGTAACGTGGTTCACGGTTCCTGACAGCCGCGAAGGCTGGGCACAGGCCGTTGAGTTGTACGAGACGATGACCTTTCAGAAGGCGCATCGTGATGAGTTGCTGATCCTTGACTTCTCGGAAGTCCGCTGCAAGGGTTCGGCTATCGGTGGTATGCAAGGACGCCCTAGCAGTGGTCCTGCTCCTATGATGGCTGCTCTGGAGCGTATCGGTACGCTCAAGGGCGCAGGTCTGCCTCTGTGGTTGCAGGCTATGTATGTGGATCAGTACCTCGCAGAGCCGGTTCTTGTTGGTGGCGCTCGTCGTGCTGCTCGCATGGCCGTCAAGTTCTGGAAGGACAAGTCGGTTCTTGACTTCATCAACGTCAAGCGTCCTATTGAATATCAGGGTATGAGTTATGAACAAGTCGAAGAGTATCGAGCCAACGTCGCCTTCCCCCCAATGGCGTTCCTCTGGAGCAGTAATAATTCAGTTGGAGTTGATGCCGAGTTCTGGGAGCGACTTTCCTTTACCCCTGAGCATAAGCACTACAACTCCGAGGCCACACGACACGCTCGCGCAGTGTTTGAAGCGGCTACTGGATGTGCTTACGGAGACGGAACTGGAGAGCCCGGTTTTATCAATCTCGATCAGCTAGTCCAGAAGAGCGACGGTGAAGAGAACCAGCTTGACGGCAGTTACGTTGGCTCTGAACGCTATCAGGTGATGGACGAGACTCGTATCCTTTTGTCGGGTATCGCTAAGCGATATGCAGGCAAGAAGTACAAGATGATCGTCAACCCCTGCGGTGAGATTAGCATCGTTCTCAAGGGTGGTTACTGCGTGATCGCGGACGTTGTGCCGTTCCACGCGGAGAGTCTGGCCGAGGGTATGGAGGCTTGTTGCACGGCAGCACGCGCCCTGATCCGCGTCAACCAGATGGACTCGCTCTACAATGCAGAGGTTAAGCGCACCAACCGTATCGGTGTCGGTCTTACTGGTGTCCATGAGTTTGCTTGGAAGTTCTTCAAGGTAGGCTTCTTGGATATCTGCAAGCCTGATTGGATCGAGTACCAGCGTCAGGCAGGTAAGCTTGACCACAGCCTCGACTACCTTGATGTTGCTGATAAGCTGCGTAACCACGGTGTTGCTGGTGTTCGTGCGGCTGCATTCTGGGAGGCGCTTGGTGCCTTCTCGCGTGCGACTGTGCGTGCTGCCTATGCCTACGCCGATGAACTTGGTGTGGCTCGTCCGCATACTAGCATGACGATCAAGCCTGCTGGTACTACGTCGAAGCTGTTTGGTCTGACGGAGGGGTGGCACCTTAGCCCGTACGCTCACTATCAGCGTTACGTCCAGTTCCGTGATGACGATCCCCAGCTTGTTAGCTATGAGGCGAATGGTTACGAGGTCAAGGAACTGTCCACGTATCGTGGTCATGCCATCGTTGGCTTCCCCACCGAGCCGATCATTGCTGGTCTTGGCATGGGGAATAATCTCGTACTCGCTGGTGATGCTACGCCCACTGACCAGTACAAGTGGATTGAACTAGGTGAGTATTTCTGGATCGAGGGCGGTAACGTCAGCGATATGTCGCAGGGTAAGGGCGCTCGTGAGGGCGAGGAACGTTACGGCAACCAGATCAGTTATACCCTCAAGTACAAGCCGGAAGTAACGAGTCTTGAGCAGTTCCGCGATGTCATTCGTACGAACCAATCTCAGGTCCGCTGCTGCTCGGTGATGCCGCAGGCGGATACGAGTGCATATGAGTACCTGCCGGAAACCGCGATCACCAAGGCCGTGTATGAGGACCTTGTTGCTCGTATCAAACACGACCTAGAGGAAGATATTGATGCCGACACAATGCAATGCGCAGGCGGAGCCTGCCCTGTCGATATCAAGCCGAGTAAATGAGGCTTTAGACCTACTGCAAGAGGAATGTGCAGAGGTCATCCAAGCTCGCTCTAAAGTCAGGCGCTTCGGCTCTGACTTTAGAGGACGAGGCGGTAAGGCAGATTACACCGCACACGAAGAACTGCAACGTGAAATCTATGATGTCCTGATCCTGATCGACTTTCTGGTCGAGCATGGCTACGTTGACAAGGACTACACTGGATATTACGAAACCGAGAAGATGGAAAAGCTTCTCAAGTGGACCAACATATACAGAGACGGAGTATTGTAATGTCTATCATTGATGAAATTTGTGCAGAGCGTGCCTATCAGATTGCCAAGTGGGGCAATAAGATTGACGACACCAAGAACACACCGTGGATGTGGACTGCATATATTGCAAGCTACGCGAGCCAGTGGATGTGCGGTAAGTTTGCACTCAACCGCGAGGACACGGTGAACTTTCGTACTGCCATGATTAAGGTGGCAACCATTGCCATCGCCGCAGTCGAGAGCCTCGACCGGCAGCAGGAAGAGAACGGCAAGGCTTTCTACGAGGACGCATAAGATGGCAGTATTTATCACATATACTACTGAATCTGGTGACGATGGTGTAGTGGGTTTGTTTGAGAGAGCACCCACACAGGAAGAACAAATGGCCATCATTGAAAAATATCTACCAGAAGAGATTCACAATGGTGTGTCGTATGCTTTTCTTGATGTCCATGAACTTAATGGAGGAGTCCGTCGTATTCCTCCTGTAACTGACTCTTCTAAGCTGATTGAAAGATTGTAACATGACCATCATTGTCGATGCAAACAACCTGATGTATCGAGAGTTGAATAAGATCGACAAGCCGGGGGCAGGAAACTGTCACCCGGTTCGTTCTTTATATAACGACTTCTCTACCAATCGTGACCTAACCATCTTTGTATGGGACGGACCACGCGGTAACGACCGCCGCAAGGCACTCTATCCCGAGTACAAGGGCAACCGACCACCTCGTGGTGAGGACGTGTACGCGATGTTCAACCTGTTCTCGGAGATACTTAACAACACTGCTGTCATGCAGATCAAGGTTCCTGAATGGGAGGCTGATGATGTTATCTACACTCTCGCAAAGTTTTTCTCAAAACAGGGTGACACTGTTAGCATTAATACTAATGATGCTGACTATCTCCAGTTCTCCGATCTACCCGGCGTTAGTTTTCCTGCTATTCGGGAGTGGGCTTGGTCCCCCCATCTTGTTGTCGCTTACAAGGCGTTAGTGGGTGATACCAGCGATAACATTCCGGGTATGCCTCGCTTCGGTGAGGGATCGTGGAACAACATGCGTGACTACCACGATATGATCCATGAAGCCTTGAGCGACAACAACTGGACACTCTGGCAGACGATCCCCTTCCCCAAATACAACCAGCGAGCCTGTCTCGACAAGGGGAACTTCGATCAGGCTGTCACGTTCTTTAAGGTTGTCACCCTGCAAGATGTCTCTATGGACCTTATCATGGAGCATCAGACTGTAGGTGAGCGTAACCCGCTCATGGCAGAACAAATCCTTAACAGGTACAAACTATGATCGAAACAATCCTTCTCGATATCAACACGCCGCCTTCGATCATGGAGGCGGCGCTTACTGAGTTCTCTTTGGCTGATACCATTGGACTCGATACGGAAGGTGAGGACTCGAACAAGCATGACGGTCTGGCAAAGATCGCAGAGAAGAAATTCATCTGGGACCACAGGCGGTGTACCATCACTGGCTTCTCTTGGTACTGCGATGGCTCTGACAAGGCTTACTACGTTAACCTTGGTCATGCTGATGTAGCGAACCGCCTCACCCACGACTTTGCTCGTAGCCTCATCAGCCTCCGTAAAGCGGGGGCTATCTTCGTTGCGCACAATGCGCCCTTTGAGCTTATGATCTTCAAGCAGTGCCTTGGCATTGACTTGACTGATATCGTCTGTTCGATGCAGCTTGCTGTTACACATCACGCGAGCGATAACTACGATATTCCTAGCTTCCAAAAGGCGCAGCTTACTGGCATCCGTCCTATCGTCCCTGCTATCTTGCAAGAGTTTGCTGGGCTGGAAGCCAACCATTCTGGTCGTGACCTTAACTCTGAGCAACAGTTTGTGTTCAGTCAGTTCATTGGTAAGTCAAGCGATGCTGCTTGGTCTTACAATGGTTTCGTCAAATCCATTGGTTATTCCTTTGGTTTGAAGAAACTTGCTGAGGTCTTGTTTAACTACAAGATGAAAACCTTTGACGAAGTACTTAACGGTCGTGACCACATGGGGCAACTGACTGGTGAGGAAGTACGCGAGTACGGCGCAGAAGATGCTGTCTATGCCGTGAAGGTGTACAACTGGCTCGTCAACGATCTGATGGTGAAGAACCCCAAGGTTCTGCTGACGTTCTTCGAGCAGGAGAACCCCATGATCCACGTCTTTGCTGACTGCTGGATCGAAGGCATCCGTCTAGACCTAGAGCAGATTGTCGCACAGCAGGCCAAGGAGCGTGGTGTTTACGCTCAGACTATCAGAGATACCAAGAAAGCGATTAAGGCTCTCCTGCCCTTTCCTGACGCCCCTAATGCGGCAATGATGGAGCAGCAGGCCCGTTGGTATCCTACCAATTGGGAGAAGAAGCGTGCGCAAATCGAAGCATGGGCTAACTCGCCCGACTGCGACGACGACTACGAACAATGCCTACAGATTTCAAACCCGATTGGCAATGCTTGGGCTGAATGTGGTGGTGGGGGTCGTCTTAACCTGCTTCATTACTATTCTATGCGTATTCTTCTTCATGACCTCCTTGGGCACCGTCTTGTACGTGTGGGTGGAAAGATATCTACCGATGCCGAAGCGCGTGGTCGTATGGTCAAGACGTTTGAAAAGGCCGACAACCCGGAAGCCGTGGCCCTTCTAAGCATGTTCACCAAGTTGAGCAACATCGAACAGGCGATGAAGCTCTACGTTACTCCCTATCTCAACCTCATTGACCCGGAGACAGGCCGTGTTTACCCGACTATCAACTCTATGCTCGCTACGCGCCGTATGGCTATGTCTAACCCTAATGCTATGCAATTGGCTAAGCGTGGCGAGTCTGCTTACGTTCGGTCCTTCTTCCTACCAGACGAACGGGATCATCTTATCCTCTCCGCTGATTGGAGTTCTGTTGAGCTTGTACTCATTGGAGAGTATAGTGGAGACAGGGAGTTCGGGCGCGTGTTCTCGCAGGTGCCGTATGGCGATCTGCATACAGGCGCTGCTGCTGATTGTCTTGGTTGGAATGAGTCTGACTTTGCTGCTCTAAAAAGAGGCAACAATCCCGGTAACATACCGCTGATTGACTTGGACGGCATACCCATGACGTCGCCGCAAAGCTACTACAAACTCATGCGAACGGAGATTGGTAAGGGTGCAAACTTCAACTACTGGTATTCGGGAGCATTGGGTACAGTCGGAGAAACCCTTGGCTGGGACAGCGACACAATGTGGGCCGCTGTCGAGCGGTATCGAAACCGCTTCCCCGATGCAGAAGAATGGCGTGTTGCGCTTGGAGAAGAGATTTCCAAGGTGGGCTATATCACCCTACCCGACCATCATCGACGTGAGCGGTATGAAGCCACGTACCCTTGGGCACAGAACATGCAGCGTAAGTTTGCTGCTATCTCGGCTGCTCCTGCGATGCAGGCGTATGCTAATATGTGCATCAAGGCTATCTCGGCACGCGCGCGCAACCAAGCGGTAAACGCTATGATCCAAGGCTCGTGTGCAGGTATGGCGAAGCAGGCTATCTTGAAGATCAGGGAGACAGGCGACAGCCGTTTCTTTCGCTTCATGAAACCAATTCACGATGAGTTGGTTTTTTCTGTACATAAAGATTACGTTCTGGACTTCATCCCTAAACTAAAGCTGGCTATGAACACCCAGCCTACCTTTGTCAAGAACCTGCCCCTGCATTGCACTGTGGCTCTTGGCAAGACGTTCGGGGTCAAGGATCAGATCGAGTTGGACGAAGCACCCAAGATGGAGGGGGTTATCCCCGAAGAGTATTGGGGTGGTGTCCTGCCCGACAACGTGATCCAGAATGTTGTAAACTATGTAATGGAGTCCAAGTAATGAGTGCTGAAATCCGCGCACTGAACAACACAATTCTTAGTGGAGTTACCGACCGTCATGTTGCTGTATGTCAGCAAGTGCATCGGTTTATGAACGATGTGGCTGAGGATGGTATTGCCTATCTGGACTTCGATGATCCCGATGGTCCCTTCCAGCTTATGTTCCACGACAGTAACCTGTCTATGGAGTTTGACGACAATAGCATCAATGTGCTAGAGTTTGACCTTGATGATAATGATGGAACCGAATATACTCGGGCATCGTTTCACAAAGATCAGATCAATAGGGCAACACATTGGCTTCTAACACAGGCAAAGCAAGCGAGGCAATCTTCATAAAGAAGATTGAGAGCCAGACCAAGAGTAAGGTCTTTCGGCTCAGGGATGCGGCTGACCTTTACG